GTGGTTGGTATTGAAAAAAATGAGGTAGATACGGGCAGGTTAAAGGTTGTGACCTACAACGATATTGAAAAGCGACTAAATCGGCATTTGTTGAAATTGCTTGGTCACTATCCTATTGCGGACATCTCAGCACCAATTGCGATTGAAAAACTAAAACCATTAGAACGAGAAAGGAAGCTAGATACTTTGCATCGTATGATCGGGTATTTAAACCAGATTATGATTTATGCAGTAAATCGAGGGGCTATTAAATATAACCCAACAGCAGACATTGGAAAGGTTTTTTTGAAACCCGTCGTAGAAAATAATCCTACTATTCGTCCTGAATTATTAGGCAAACTGTTTGAAGATTTACAAAATAGTACGCTAGAAATTGAAACTCGTTGTGCATTAGAATTGTTGATCTTAACAGCAGGGAGAGCAGGAGCTATTACACAACTTGAATGGTCTGAAGTGAATTTTGAGGAAAAGATTTTGGATATTCCAAAAGAGAAAATGAAGGGGCGACAAGGGAAAGTTCAGGATTTTGTGCTTCCGCTATCTACTCAAGCGATTAAAATTTTACAGCTTTTACAAAAATTAAATCGCTATCACAGTCGTTTTGTTTTCCCTAGTCGTAAAAATCCGCACCAGCCAATTAGTAAAGAAACGCCTAATAAGGCACTGCAAAGAATGGGTTATCGCAATGTATTGACTGCTCACGGACTAAGATCGGTATTTAGCACAGCAATGAATGAGGCTGAGTTTAATTCCGAAATTATTGAGGTGTGCTTGGCTCATTTTGAATACTCCAGTGTACGAGGTACATACAATAAAGCAAAATACTTAACTCAACGAGCTGAATATATGCAATGGTGGGGGAATTTTGTTGAGCAAGCAGCTGAGGGGAAAGGGTTATGCAGTTGAGGTGCATTCACTCTGAATTGTATCAATATAGTGGTTTATTTGTTCATTAGACCAAAAATTTTTACCTCCGATCAGAAGTGGCTTTGGGAAATGTTTGTCATTTTTCATTCTTCTGTTAATTGTTGGTACACTGACATCAAGCAGTGTAGCGACAGATTTTTTGTCAAATAACATTTTTGTTGTATTTTCCATCTTTTCCTCCAATAAAAAACCTAGCTTTCGCTAGGCTTGTTCGTTGATCCATAAAATAAAACCGCCCATAAAGAGCGGTTGGTTGTGGTTAAAAGTTTGCTAATCGTTGTTGATTAATCTGTGGCAAGACTTGCTCAATGAATGGGTCAAGCCACACGTTAAACTCGTGTGCGATGTCGTAGGCTTTTCCTGCAATATCGTTTTTAACATAGCGAGAAATGCCCAAATCTTCGTACAGTTTACGGTGGAATACTTCCACTTCTTTTGCAAAAGCTCTGGCTCTTACTAGGTATTTGGCAATTTGTTCTGCTTTTTCGTGTGGAAGAACGACATCAGGCTTAGGTTCAAGCGGTGCGATTTGTTGTTCATTTTCCGAAATTTCACGATCAAGAATATCTAGCACCCATTTGCGAAAATCTTTGGCGACTTTGGTGCGGGCGAACATTGCGATAAGGTGAGCTCCACGCAAAGAGAAGACGCGAACTTGTTGTTTTCCGCCTGCGGTTTGCAGTTCGATAAGTGCGGTCATTTCTGCAGTAAATTCGTCTGCGTTGCGGTTGTAAAGGTTTGGAATATCCGCTGATGGATTTTTATAGCCTAATGCCTTTCCAAGATCAAATGATGTAAAGAAAGTTTTATTTTTTTGGCTGATCACCGTCATTGCGGTGTTTTGAAATGTTAAAGTTGTCATACGCTTATTCTCTAATTGAAATTTAATTCAATCATCACGAGCAACTGCGATTACTGGTGATGAACTAGGCAAGGTTCGCAGTACTGGTGAATAAGCGGTTAAACTTCCAGCGGGCTTTCGCCCCCTTACCTAGTCCATCATTGACAACTTTTCAAAGGGAGTGTCAATTTGGAACACCCTTTTGAAGTTTTAAGGGTCTTGCAATTTGCAAGTACCTTTAATCTGACTAGATTTTGGCTATAAAAAAAGTCGCTTTTGGCGACTATCATTATTACCGCCACTTATTCTTTCAGGACTGCGATCCCGACTTTCTGTTGAAAGTGGGGGTATCTTAAACTGAATTGGGAGCGGTTGTCAATGCGGTTTTTTAACGAGAACCGCAAAACTCGCCTTACTTGTTACCACAACGCATAAGGATTATAATTTGTACAACCACAACGTATAAATTAGGATTTGTTATGTCTAATCAAAAGCCATCTCAACCAAAACCACAACCAACCCCATCTAAACCTCATCAGCCTGCTTATAAAAAGCCCGAACCAGTGTTTGTAGGTGATAGTGTAGATATTCCTAAGAAGAAATAATTAGGGCAAATAATGTAGTAAACTTGAACTAATCACCATTAATAAAATCGGCAAGCTGATAGCAGTCATAATCGCTCTATCAGTATATTTCCGGTATATAGCATTGGTATTAAGCAAAGATAAAATAGCTTGGTTGATGTTATGTAATTCATAGCGTCTTAGTATGCCAAGTTTATTTTTATCTTGGCTGTTTTTGAATGATTCGTTATAAAGATTTTGTGGAATGTTTGTTCCCATTTGTCGTATTTTACTTAATAAAACGTAATGAGTTAGCATAAATGCGGATATTGTCCAACCCGCCATTAGTAAAATGGCATTGACAATAATAATGGGATGTATTTTATCAATGCTGTTTATTAGCAGTAATGAGATAGAACCAATACCCAAAAGCAGATAATTTAATAGGCGGTAGGCTTTTTCTCGATTGTTTTCGTTTGATTTTTTTACATCGTCATAACTCTGTAAGGCTTGTTTTTCTAAATATTCAAGCATTTCATCATCAACATCTAAAAAGTAATCGTCGGGTAAGTTCATTATAATTCTCCAAATATTTAGTTAAAATAGCTGAGGTGCTAAAGGATAAAAAAGATTAGTCATCTTTTAATTTTCCATCTAGATAATTTAGAACCCATTTTACACAGTATAAGGCAATACCAATATAAACAAGTGAATATATAAATGTTGAAAATGTCATTGTTGAATCCTTAATAAAAAAGCCCACGTTTTGTGGGCAAATGGATCATCATTATGATTACGGGTGTTTTAAGTGCTTACCGTGTACACTTTTGTTCAGTCAGAACTAGATTTTAGAAATCGTGCTACTGTTTCATTGTTGGTTATTTCACTTATTACTTCAGCATCACTGTATTTGTTGATCGCAGAAATGGCTTTGCAAGCCTTTAGTTCCAAACCGTCATAATACGGAGTAATTTTGATGGAACTTAGAACCGCTTCTATAATTTGGTGTTTTTGCACCAAATTAACGGTTGAGCTTGTTACACTTTCCGCTTTTGAGTAGTTTTCTGTGTTCATTTTGTTTAACCTCATTTGTTTGTTGCCATTCAGAACCGCTCTCAGCAAGAGTGAAAAATTCACATTAAAAAAGCCTCTTGGTTAGCCTGAAAGCGGTTTTGAATGGTGCGTTGATTTGCTACGCTGGCTCAACGCTAAGCCTCGATAGCCATTTCGTGGGTATGCACGAAATGGTCAAATTTATTACTTGCGTTTGTGCTACCTGATTCACTGCCAGTGCTTAACCTTTCCACAAGTAATCACACCGCTTGAGCTATGGCTTTCACATAGCTTGTTGATACCATCTCACCTTTGGCAAGCGGTGCGTTTTTGTCTAAATTGTGTCGAGATGAAATAATGGAATTAGCCGCCTTTTTGGAGTAATCTACGCATTAACCTTGCTATTTTTGAAAGCGGGTTTTCAGGGATATATACTGAAAGATGTATCTCGCCATCAACGGTCGCTTGGGACATTGCTTTGACTTTTTCTTGCGCCTCTTCAAATGAGTTGGCATAAATTTCTGTTGCCCACTTCTTTCCGCCGAAGCTATAAGAAACAGCATAGCATTTCATTTTTTCTTGCATAAGGAGTTACCTCTATGTATTTTCAAATTTTCCAAGGTGTTAATGGTCAGTGGTATTGGCGATTAAAATCCGCCAATCACGAAACCATTGCTTCTAGCGAAGGATATACAACTAAACAAAACTGCTTGCACTGCATAGGTTTAGTGATGGATACCACGCAAAAAACACCTGTTTATGAAGTTTAGTGTTCAAGCCCTGTTGGAGCAGGGCTTTAAATCCGTATCAACTCCCGACAACTACGTCTGATTTTCTCTTTGGCTCGAACTGTTGTTGGTTTGATTTTGCCTTTGTTGCAAGCGTAATTTGCAATATCAATCATTTTTTTGCTTGGTCTTTCAAGGCAGGCTATATCTACTCTTGAAAGGGTGTTAGCGGTCTGTTTTTTGCGATTTTTTGCGAACATTCTCGCTAGTCTGCCAGCTTTACCCGTTGTGCGAACTTCTGCTTTTTCGCAGTATTTGTTGCTTGTTGGGTTACGTTCGATAATGATTTTAGTCATTGCCGTGTCCTCTGTTTGTTGTCATTCATAGCGACACTTGTCTAACATTTCCTTTCCGATCTCAGTTCGTTGTAGATAAATCCGCATTGATGTGAGATGTTCCAGTTCTCTGTAAATGTCGCTATGAATAGCAATTCCTGTTTGCCTCAGCCCCACTGGTACAGGCGACCAACCTTGTTTGGTGATGTGGGTTATTCGTGTTGTTAAAGAGCATTGAGCCGTAGCTCGTTTTGATGGGTGTAGTTTAGTAAATATTAAACATTAAGTAAAGTGTTTATTTAGTAAAAAATAAATAAAGTTTAGTATTTGTTTAGTAATTTGTTGATTTTAAAGGGAAATAAATTTTGTAATGTGTGTTTGATTGATTGTTTTTTGAGCAATGAAAGGGTTGAGATATGAGAAAGGGGGAAAAATTAGTGAGAATAAAGGAATATTTCGGAAAAATTTGACGCAATGAATTGTTAGATTTATAATTTAAACAAATCGAAGGCGTTGGAAATCTAAGTTACCCAAGGTCGATTTTATTAAGTGGGGGCGTTGGAAATCTAAGTTACCCAAGACCACTTAATATAAACCCCGAGCTGATGAGTTCGGGGTTTTTGTTTATTGGTCATCATTGGGTTTTATGCTGTCGCCTTTAGGAATGACAGAAAACAACTCAGCACGGGGTTTCTTTGATGTTAACTCTAAAATAGCACGATCATTCACTAAATTACCGTAGCCATCGTGACGTTGGTGTGGGTTTTCTAGGGCGGTAGCTCGGTTTGATGGTACAAGGCAAGAATGAACGGATAATGCGCTTTCTGCTTGCTTTACCATATCGTTAATATTGTAACCGTCTTTGCTTCGGCTTTGATAATGATGGCGACCAATATAGACAATTTCATTACATTCAAGTGGTGGCAATTCTGCCTTTTTTCTATGTTGATTTATATCAAGAAATTGTTTATCTGTGAATGAGCCTATTACTTGTAATTTCGCTTTCTTTCCTTGGCTTATTTCGGTTAGATTTTGTCTAATAAGTGCTTTTGCATTTTCGTATAATGGCATAGATTGTATTTTCACTAAGTTATTTGGAATATATTCTAGCAAAGAATTAGGAGTTTAATATGGTAGAACTACAAGATTTTGATATGGCGGAACATTTAAGAAGTGAAGAGGAAATTCAGCTTTACTTAAATGAGGTGCTAAAAGAAGATGATGTAGATTTGATTTTATCCGCTTTAGGCGATATTGCGAAGGCTCGTAATATGAGTCAGATCGCAAGAGAAGCTGGTGTAAGCCGTGAGGGGTTATATAAGGCTTTTTCGGGTAAAGGTAATCCGACATTTTCTACGGTGCTTAAAGTCATGCGTGCTTTAAATCTTACCTTTGAAGTAAAACAAGCGGTTCATACTTAGATAAAAGAAAACCGCCACGGTGGGCGGTCAGTTGTGGTTATTAAATTTGTCACAAAGCTTTTTGAGTGATTTTTCAGAGGCTTTTTTTGGTAAATTGTTTCTCACATTACTGCGTTTTTGCGCTTTAGCAATGCGATCACCAAAATAACGCTTGAAAATTTCGTAGTCAGGTTTGGACTCTGGCTCTATTTCATAAAATGAAAGTTTACCATAAATAGCGCATAGCCAATCAGCACATTGAATTGTTTGATATAACTTACTGTCTACTTGTACTGGTGCTTCGATTAGCTGAAATTTGCTATTTTGATGCATTTCATAGATTGCATTTTTTACAATACTTGCACTTGATTCACTATCATCCATAAAGATCAGAAATTGATCTTCTTGGTTTTTAAATTCATCATCTAGTCGTTTGATAATCTCTTTTAAACTAGATAAATAAACCCGTTGAGCATCGTGTTTATCTACATCTTTTTGCTTGGCTTCACCAACATAAAATAGGAAACCTCCACGTTCGGTTATTTGATTTATAATGCGATTGGTAGAGCGTGTGATGTGAATTGTATACCTTTGTAGATTTGCTACAGAGTACTGCTTGGATCCTTTCTTTTCCCACGTCGAAAGTTTAAATACTTGACCTTGTTCTTTGGCTTCTTTTCTTGCTTGAGGAATATCATAATTTTCAAACAAGTATTGCTTAAGATTGAAAAAGAAAGAAGAGAATGGACGAACCTCTTCAATAGGCAAGACGAACCCACCCAATCCAAAAACAGGGTGAGTTTTATGTGTTGGGTGATCTACGGAAACATAAGGACCAACGTGACCAAATTCATCAAGATAAACAATATAAGTTCGAGAGGGATGCATATACTTTCCATAACTTAAATACACGGAAGCCCAATCATAAAGACTGGGCCCCGGAATCAGCAACAAAGAATCTTGCAATCCTCTGCTTCTGACGACTAATATAAGGCTTTATTTTTAAAAGTCAAGTTTTACTTTATAACAAATTACGGTGGATCCGTTACAAATAACTCCTATGCTCAACTATTCTCTATCTTCAATCAACAACGGCTTATCTTTTAATGGTTCAAGTGATTTTGATTTTAATAAGGATTGCATTTGTTGAATGGCCAGGCGGTTTAAAATAGTAAGTCGCTCTTTTTGTGAGACACCTTGCTCTATGAGTAGTGCATTTTGGCTTTCTAGAGCGGCTAATACCGTAAGTTGCTCAACGCTGGCATAATCTCGAATGTTGCCTTTTAATGTCGGATTTTGCTCACGCCATTGTTTGGCGGTTAAACCGAACATAGCTTGGTTTAGAATATCGGCTTCCGCAGAATACACAAATATTGGTTGTGTGCTGTTCAGTAATCTGGGAATAAGATGTGCTTGAATAGCATCGGTATGAATGCGGTAATTAGCTTTGCTTAGAATACGTTTAACATTCCATTCCGTTTTATTTTCTTGGGCTTCTTTTTGTTTGAGACGTTGGAACTCTTTGATGAGATAGAGTTTAAACTCTGGGCTGAGCCAAGAGCCAAATTCAAGGGCAATATCCTTATGAGCATAAGTACCGCTGCCATAACGCCCCGTTTTAGCGATTAAGCCGATAGCATTTGTTGCTGACCACTTTTTGACAGACATTACAAAGCGGTTTAAGCCGATATTATTTTTAATTTGGTGTAATTCCACCAAATTAAAATTTGGGTTGTTAATCTCTTCCCAAACTTGCAAAAATTCAATGGTGTTTTTGTTTTGTAGCCAGTTTTTTATCAGTTGATCACCATCACCAAAGGCTTTGCACATATCTGTTAGGCTGATATAGTCTTCGCCATTTCGTTCTGTAACCCGAATTTCTGTCTCTTGTACGATTATTACATCATTAGGAACCATACCATTCTCCAGTTTTAATTATGGCGAACTCGCCTATTTACTCAATAAAATTCAATAGTTGCTACAAGTAGCTCCTATGCTCAACTGCCACGCCAATAGCTACAAATCTTTAGGGTTTATTGGCAATACTCGGATAAATTTCCCAAGGATAATTGCAGTATCTAAGATTTCTCTCTTTATATCAAAAGGCTCGTAAGTCTTGTTGTCTGATAAAGCTCTATAAACGCCCCCTGGAATTTTTTGTAGTCTTTTAATATAAACTTCATCATCAATGGCAAAAATATACACACCTTCGTTATCGTAATAATTGATTGTGGTATCAATAAAAACGACATCACCTTTGTTTATTGTTGGAGCCATGCTATCAGTTGGAATAGTGATCATCTCAATGCCATTGCTTGATTTTCTCCCTACAATTTCAAGCAAACCATCTAAGGAGAAATAGATAGATTGAATAATTTCGGGATAGTTAGTATTGATAAAACCTGTTTCACCAGCCTTAGCTTTAAAGTTAATTAGATGAATAGGATATTGATGAGAATGTGTTTCTTGAATGGATATTGCAGACACAATAGCACTTTCTGTTTCTTCATCATAGTCTAAATAAAAGCTAGGCATTCCATACTCATTTTCTAATCTTCTTGCTGCACGCTCACCAAAAGATGATTTTCCTGATTTTAATTGTGATATGTAGCTTTTTTCCTTTTCTGGAATATCTCTCGTACTGAACCATTCTGTAAGTTTTTTTCTACGGATCTCTGGCAGAGTCATATTTTTAATCATAACTAACCTCACTTTTCATTTTTAAATCATTCTATTTAGTATTTCCTAAATAAGCAAAAAATAAACTTTACTTGACTTTGTATTTAGTTAAATCTAAACTAAATCTAATTTTTACTTAACAGGAGTGATGATGGACTTAACTAGTTATTTGTCAGATCGTCCTCGTGGCTTCAAAGCTGATTTTGCAAAAAAGCTTGGTATTTCTAAATCTTATTTACGACAAGTTGAAACAGGATATTCGCCAATGCCTGCTTATCTTGCTAAGAAAATTGAAGAAGTCACGAATGGCGAAGTAGCCAAATCTGAGCTTCGCCCTGATCTGTGGGATTAATTTACCCTATGAGGTACGCAATGGCACGCAATGAATTAAGCAAGTCTGCAATGAAGATTGCGGACTTAATCAGACAGAAAGCATCAGAGACGAAAGATGCTCAAGCGGCAGAATATGTTGGTGTAGATGCATCAACGATTTGTCGTTTTAAGGCAGAACATTTAGACAAATTCTGTGCTTACCTTGATTTTTTTAGAATTGGAAGTATCAGAGAAAGGTTTAAATCGTTTGACAAACAGTGAACTGGATGCCCTCAAGCTATTTGCAGAGAAGGGCGTTCATGCTATTGGAAAATAAAAACCCACGCTGGAACGTGGGTATATCAAAGGGAGATAATGTTTATGAAAACAGAGTTATTATCTACTAATCAGAGAGAAAATGCAACCCTAACGATGAGTAGTCGGGAGATTGCACGAATCACAGAAAGCAGACACCGTGATGTGTGCTTATCTATTAGAAACCTGATGAATAAAGGGGTAATTGGGGGGTATGCGGAAAGTCCGTACACCCATGAGCAAAATGGGCAAGTCTATTACGAGTATCATATTAATAAACGTGATACTTATGTGATTGTGGCTCAATTCTCTCCTGAATTTACTGCTCGTTTAGTTGATCGTTGGCAAGAGTTAGAGCAAAAGCAAGTGCAACAACTCCCTAGCTATTCAGAAGCATTACGCCAACTCGCCGATAAAATCGAAGAGAGTGAGCAAAAATCCCTTCAAATTGCCTCAATGGAAAGTTATTTCCGTAATGGGATTTCACCGTTTGAGTTTGTGAAAGGCTTGAATGGAGTGAACGCTTTGAAAATTGGGGCGTTTTTAGTGGATAAAAACTGGCTCTATCAAGATGGTAATCATAAACGTGTGAAGTCGTACGCTCGTGATCAGTATTTGACGGAAGAAACGACGGAGATTTCGCAACACGGAAAAGATCCGTTTGTGGCATATAAACCTGTTTTACTCAAGAAAGGGGCGGCAAAGCTCTATGAGTGGTACACAAAGCGAGAATTACCGATGAAAGCAAATTGGAATGGCGTATTTACTCAAGATAAGGTGGTGGGGTTATGAGTTTTAGCCAAAAATTACGCCAACTGGGACAGCCTATTGCGTACTATCCACAATTAGCAAAACCGTTAGGCGGTGTGACAGCGGCAATTTTATTTGGGCAATTATTCTTTTGGCTGGATAAGACCTCAAACCCATTAGGCGTATATAAAACACAAGCTGAGCTTGAGCAGGAAACGGGATTAAGTCGCCGTGAGCAAGAAACAGCTCGCAAAAAATTAGTTGAGCTAGGCATCTTGGTTGAAACTCACAAACGCTTAGAGCACCGCATTTATTTCAAACTGGATTTAGTTAAATTTGATGCATTAATGGACGACATTCGGGAAGAAGCAAAACCGCCATTACCCAATGTCACTAATGAACATTCCCCAATGGCGGAAAGCGACATTCGGGAAGAAGCAAAACCGCCATTCGTTAATACAGAGAATACTTCAGAGAATACTAACAATAATACTTCCCTGACGGGAAGTATAAACGCGCGCGAGAAAAAATCCGCAGATTTGATTTTGTTGGAAAGTTTTGGGATTACCGAACAACTGGCAAAAGATTTCATCGTTCATCGGAAATCTTTCAAAGCTCCGATCACCGAAACTGCGTTGAAAGGTTTTCAGCGTGAGGCGGATAAAGCCAAAATTCCTATTCAACAAGCCATTGCAATTTCGATTGAGCGTGGTTGGCGTGGGTTTAATGCCAGTTGGGATTGGCAAAATGACGGAGTTTCTGCAAAAAATCCACAAAATCCGTCCGCTCGTAATACTTCCAAGCCATTTATCCCTGATGACGAAGGCAACTGGGCGGAAGGTATGTCTATCACGCTAAGGGGAAGTTAATGCAAAACGTGGCATCAATGAACTTGAAAAGCCTTGTCGGGCAAGAGCCAAATTACCAAGTGCCAGCAAAGACAACGGCAATTCCTGACGGTGCGATTAGAGCCGTTAATCAATTATTCATTCAGCTTCGGGCGATTTTTCCTGCATGGAAAAATTCATTTCCTGATGCAGACAGTTACCGTGAAGCAAAACGGATTTGGCTTGAAACGTTGGTGAATGAAAAAATTACGACGATTGAGCAACTGCAAAACGGGATTGAGCGAGCGAAAAAATCTAAAAATCCATTCTGGCCAAGCGTAGGCGAGTTTGTGGAGTGGTGCAAAGCGGTGGACTACGAAGCGTTAGGTTTGCCTGATGAGGATAAACTTTACAAGCGGTTACAAGCGTTTATGAGGTTTGGTATGGAAGAAATCCAGAAGTTTAAGTTTGTTTCTACGGCGGAGTATTACTTGATTACCGATTTGTATGTGCGTTGTCGGACTGGTGAATGGAGCGATAAGCAACTCAAAGATGAGATTAAAAAATCTCTCGTCAAGATGAGCAAGCGGTTAAAAACAGGGGAGGTTTTACCAGAACCCAAACTGGCATTACCTCAAGAAGTGAAAGCAGTCGATCGTGAAAAGGTGAGGGCTTTCTGGGGTGGTTTGTTGAAACAGGTTAGAGGGAGAAGATGAGTTTGGATTTTATTAAGAAGGTAGGTGGGTATTTTAGAAAAGAGCAGGTTGGTAGGTATGGAGCATAAGCGAAAATACTTTTTACGCACTGAGAAAATTAAAAACAATGCCCTTGAATTTGTGAAAGCGTTGCCGATAGATGAGAAAAAACCGTTAGTGGTTGAAGTGAAGCCTATTACTCGCAACCTTGAGCAAAATGCCAAGTTTCATGCAATGTGCGGCGATATTGCTAAACAGGTGCAATTTAACGGCGAATGGCTACCGCTTGAAACGTGGAAGGTTCTTTTAATTTCTGCTCACGCAGAAGCAACGAAAGAAGGCTCTCGTTTGGTAACAGGATTGGAAGGCGAATTAGTGAATATTCGTGAGAGTACGGCTCAAATGAGCGTAAAACGAATGGCAAGTTTAATCGAGTATGCAACTTCGTGGGGTGTTTCTAATGGGGTGCATTTTAATGACAGATGGAATTTTTGGGGGGTGAAATAACCTACGCTTAGTGGTTAAGCGTAGGTGTAAGCGTTAAGCGGTTAAGATTTTATCCGCTGCGATTTTAGCTAAGAAGTTGCTACGGTTTTTATACTCTTTGTGAACGGCAACAAAATCATCAATGCGTTTGATGAGATAGCTAGGGAGGGTGATGTTGATGCGTTCGGCTTTGCCGAGTAAATGGCTAATATCAACATCAACAAAGCCGAAAAAGAAGTCATATTCTGCAAAATCAGGGTTTTTGCGGTGGTTATCAATGGAGGTTGGCATCGGAATTTCTTCTCCATCTTCAACTAAGCCTTCAAGGTGGAACACGATGGCTTCTTTGACATTTTGATATGCTTCTTCGAGGGTATCGCCAGCAGAGAAGCACCCTGGAATATCAGGCACGATAACGCCGTAAGCGTGAGTTTCGTCACCTGGTTCAATTGCAATTGGGTATAACATATTTTGTCCTTGTGGTTATAGCAGGGCTATTTTAGCCCCGCTTGTTTAAGTATTGAGAGTTCAGTTCCTTTTTTTAAATCCTTTTTCGGATGAGGCACTGTTACTCGCCCTTGTTTAGTTGGATGTTTGAATTGATGGTGGCTTCCACTTGTTGCAACTAAGTACCAACCGTCCGCTTCAATCATTTTAATTATGGTTTTGCTATCCACATTATTGTGCTCCTTTGTTGTTTTTCATGTGTGTATTATACTTATTTTTATGTTTTTATCAACTGTTTATATGTAAGATGTGTATTTTAGGTGAATAAATGAAATTTTACTGCCCAAACTGCCAATCAATTCTTAAAGACTGGCGTAGGTTTTCTGAAAAAGTCAGAGATTAATAAGGAGAAGCCGTTTGCCTGTACTGGCTTGAAGTGCACTAAGCGGTGGAGTGAGAAAGAATTGGAGGCATTTAATGATAAAGCCGAAAGTGAAAAAGCGTAAATGCAAATGCTGTGGTGGTGAGTTTAAGTCTGCGGATAGCTTTAGAAAATGGTGTAGTGCTGAATGTGGTGTGAAACTTGCCAAAATAGCCCAAGAGAAAGCACGTCAGAAAGCCATAGAAAAGCGAAATCGAGAAGAAAGGGCAAAGATTAAAGCAACGAGAGAACGTTTAAAATCTCGTTCTGAATGGCTTAAAGACGCTCAGGCTGTTTTTAATGAATACATTCGTTTACGAGATAAAGATGAGCCTTGTATTTCGTGCCGGCGTTTTCATCAAGGGCAGTATCACGCAGGGCATTATCGCACGGTAAAAGCGATGCCAGAGCTGAGATTTAATGAGGACAATGTTCATAAACAATGTAGTGCTTGTAACAATCATTTGAGCGGAAATATCACAGAATACCGTATCAACCTTGTACGTAAAATCGGGGCAGAGCGAGTAGAAGCATTGGAAAGCTATCACCCTCCTGTGAAGTGGTCGGCTGAGGATTGTAAGGAAATTATTAAAACGTATAGGGCGAAGATTAAGGAGTTGAAATGATTAGATTGCATATCAGCATTGACGATATTTTGAATGTTTGGGTTCGTCGCTGGGCTTCTCATCGTGGGTGCCGTGGTTATCCATCATTACAATCCTTTATGCCTGAGGCAACTGCTCAAATTACAAAGTATAGTATTGATGAACTGTCAGAGGAACAGTATCTTAAGCTAGATGAAGCTGTGATGACATTACACGATTTGAATTTGGAAGCCTATCAGGTGCTAATGGCGGTGTTTTTACAAGGGCAGGATAAGAAGAATATTTGTCTTGAAATGCAGATTTCACCGAGAACCTATGACAACCGTTTACGCACCGCACGAGATTTTATGGAAGGGGCGGTATTTGGTTCAGGGTTGATTAGACTGAAGTTTTAGGCGTATTGCTACGCCTGATTTACCCTTTACTGTTGTTCAATTGGTTGATTTTGTAGTTGTTCAACTGCTAATTTAATCAGTTGATTTTGTGGAATGTTTCGTTCACGGGCAAGTTGTTCAATTAGAGCGATGGTTTCCACACTGAGTTTATATGACTTTGCTTTTACACCACGCTTTTCATCTGAGCGAGCTTTTATTTCATTGATTGACAATTTCATTATTTTTCCCCATAATTTGAAGAACTAGGGAGCGGTAACTCCCTAGTAAGTTATCGGATTAGTAAACTGGCAAAGACCAGAGTAACAAAATGATAACTAGGATAATGTATTTAAACATTTGATTATCCTCTTCAAGCGTGAGGATTAAGCCTCACACTCGCTTTCAGTCCGTGTTAAATTTCCTAGGTCTAACTACTGAAAGCGATGTTATTATAATTCGGTGCACCGAATAAAACAAGTATTATTTTAGAAAAGCCTACATTTTTCGGAATGTGGGCTTTTTATTTGACAAATAAAAAACTGAGTAGTAGTATTCGTTACATAGGTGTCGAAACCTACACGGCGGTTAGTCCGCAAAACCTAAAATCCTTTGCGGTTTTTTTATATCTAAAATTTGTACTCTTTTGTTTGTTGCCAGCAAATCATAAGAGATTTAGATGTTGAAAAGGTAAAATTTATTTCAATGATCGAGTGGGCGACTAATACAATACCGAAAGGGAATACGTCCAGCCTGCCGTAGGCTTTCGAACCACTCGATCACCCTATTCACTAGGGTAAATCTTAATTTCGAAAATTAACGGAGTGACTTATGTCAAATCAAATCTCTACTCAAACAATCTCTTTCAACAACCAAGCCTTAATTACATTCGAGCAAAACGGTACACGTTACACTGCTATGAAGCCAATCTGTGAAAATATTGGTTTAGCGTGGGAGCCTCAATTACTCAGAATTAAGCGTGATGATATTTTAAGTTCAACTATGATCATCACGATCATAGTTGCAGAAGATGGCAAAAATCGTGAAATGGTTTGCTTGCCAATCGAATATCTCAACGGCTGGTTGTTTGGCATTGATGTAAAACGTTGCAAACCTGAAATTCGTGAAACCTTAATCAAGTATAAAAAAGAGTGCTACCAAGCCTTACACGATTACTGGTTCAATGGCAAAGCCGAACGCAAAACAACCACAGACGAACGAACAGGCTTACGACAAGCAGTCAGTGCTTTAGTCAGTAAAAAAGGTTTAATCTATTCCGATGCCTACTCACTTATTCATCAGCGTTTTAATGTTGAGCATATTGACGAGCTAACCCCTGAACAAGTGGGAATGGCTGTGGAGTATGTTCACAAAATTTATCTTGAAGGGGAGTTGATTATTGATGAGCCTAAGAAAGAAGATGAACAATTATTAAGATTACTTGTTTCAGCATACCATTTTTGCTACGAAGCCCACGAGTTACGAGAAAAGATTGTTAAAACATATATAGGCTGGGATATAGATAGACACTTTAGCCCACATTATCTTCATAACTTAGGCATTCCACTTGAACAATTTTTAGAAAAGACAAGAGATTTCATTCACTCTAATAGCGAACGCATTATGTTTGTTAAAGGAATGAACCATTTGCTAGAAGAACCGAAGCAAACAGCAAGATTTTAAGCAAAAATTTAAACAAAACCGACCGCTTGCGACCTAGCGTTGCAAGTGGTTTTTGTGTTTCAAAAAAATAATGCGTTTAATCGCTCAAAAAGTGATTGACATCGCGCGAGAAAAGTAGTACATTTCAGCTATGCTTGCAACTCGTACAAGCGAGAGAAAGCGAAATGATTTTGTAGCCCTGATCGGAAACGGTCGGGGCTTTTTGTTTGGGGGTTAGGATGGAACAACGAGATATTCTGTTAAAAAACGGTGAAGTAGTTCAAGAAAAATCTCAATGTCACTATGCCGCTGGCTGGCCATCTCGACGTATATCAGACTGCGTTCCTCACTTCCAAAATAGGAAAATTTATCCATTTGCCGGCAATAATGACGTACCACAAGATTAAACATATCTAGTGGTGCTGAGTAAATTTGATAAAGGTTATCACAATGGTAGAACTAAATATTGCGTTAAAAAATGCCGCAGAGCTTTATGGTGAAAATCGACCATTTGTCGATCCTGAAAGTGGAACTCTAACCCTAGCAGGTTGCGAAGCTCTAAGTCGTCTTGGTATTGGATTTTCCGAAAGTAGACTTGAACCTGATCTTTTAGATAAGTTGCGTAAGAATCTCGCTGCTCTTTAGTAAAACCTGTTGTGAGTTTTTCTATGAAAAAAAGGTGAAGATCCTTTTCGAGTTGAACTAAGAAGTTAAAGTTATTTGCAATTTTGGCATCTTTAAATGTGAATTCAATATAAGAGAAATGGCTATTATCATATTTTCCTATCCAGTGAGAACAACCTAGTGTGATAAAGGGGCTATCAGGCTTGTTAAGTTCAATAAGTGTGGTTTTAAGTTCTGGTAGTTGAGCAATTTCTAGGATTTCATCTATTTTTTCAGGATGATTAACTAAATCAATTCCACCTGCATTTGGTGTTGGATTTTGGCAATCTTCAGATCCATTTGATGGTCGATATGGAAATTTGGTATAACCTTCACGAAAGTACATAATTTAATCCTCTGCTAGTTTATTTGTTGGGGAACAATATTCTAGCAGTTTTTTTAACCAAGCTCAGTCTTTACGGACTGGGCTTTTTTATTGCCTGATATGAGGGCTAAGGTATGAAAAATGTTATGAGAGATATGGGAACACAGACGTATATTTGGTCTGGATTTAGTGGGATTATTGCGTGGTTGAGTGAGCAACAGAATTTAATGATTTTAAGTCTTGCGATTGGTATTGTGACGGCGTGTGCGAACTTGTATCAACGCTGTGACGAAGGTAAGGCGAAGCGTCGTGAACGTGAGCGAGCCGAAGAAGCTCATCAAATCAGAATGCAGATTTATCGGGTAAGGGCAGAGAGGTTAAGTAATGAGCAAGCTAAAAACACTAGGTAAAGTTGGCGGTGGGGTTTGTTTTGTCAGTGCCATTATTGCGGTGTTGAATACAGATTTTCACGGTCAATTTCGTACAAGTCAGCAAGGGCTTGAAATTATCGGTGATGCGGAAGGTTGTAAGCGTGAGCCTTATTTGTGTCCTGCAAATGTGCTTACCGTTGGCATTGGTTCAACGGAAGCGTCAAGCGGTAAGATTGAAAGAAAAGTTTACACGGACAAAGAGATTGCAGAGCGTTGGTTGGTTGATATTCAGCACGCAGAAAAATGCGTGAACCGTTACGCAAATGGTGGTGATATTCCGCAATCGGTGTTTGATGTTGCTACTTCGCTGACGTTTAATGCTGGGTGTGGCACGGTGAGTAAATCGACGTTCTTTCGTAAAATCAAATCAGGCGATTATGTTGGTGCCTGTAATGAGTTGCCTAAATGGGTTTATTCAGGTGGCAAGAAGTTACGAGGGTTAGAAATCCGTCGTGAGAAAGAGAAGGCGTTATGTTTAGCTGGGTTAATAAAATCTTAATGGCACTGATTTTGGGCTTGTGTGTGTGGCTATGGGGTCAGTCACAGAGGATAGATAGCTTGAAAGCCGAGAACCAAACACAAGCCCAAACTATTGAGCAACAGCAAAAAGCAAACAATAAGCTGACAATGCAACTGCAACAAGAGCGACAAGCGGTGGAATATCAGCAAAGTATTGCAAATAAACTACGAAAGCAGGTGGAGCAGAGTAATGAACAGATTAAAGCTATTTTACAGAAAGAGCCGTGCGGCGTTACTGCTTTGCCTCGTCCTGTTGTCGATGAGCTTAAGCGGTTGCACAGCAAAGACAAAGATTGAGTATTTATATCCTCCGCAAGCCTTTTTGGTGCCGTGTGAGCGGTCAGAGTTTGGTGGCACAACCTATGGTGATGCTATCGAGTATCTCGTTAAGGTGATGGGAGAGCGTGACTTGTGTGCGGGTCAGATTGATAGCATTAGAGAGTGGCAAGCACGAACTAAGCAAGGGTTTAAATAGCTGATTAACGTTTGTGTCACGGTAGAGAGCGGTCAGATGATCGCTCTTTTATTTTATGTAAATCAAATGCTACATAATTTGCGTATGGGTTTTGGGATTGTTGGATAAATCCCCGAGAAAATACGCAAGTGATGTAATTTATATATAACAAAACCCCGATCACTGCAAATGATCGGGGTTTTTCATTACCCATTAAAGCCGAATGAGTAACGATTTATGGAGATTATGACAGTTTTAACCGTAACCATCAAGGAGATACTTATGGAATATGGTTTATGGCAAATAAGCCTTGCAGTAACACTACCTATTTTAGCGTTTGTTTCACCAAAGCTAATTAATGCCATTGCTAATTTATTGAATGTTTTGAAATAAAAAGGATTAACCACGATGACGAAGAAAGACGAGGTTAAATCCACGTCTAAAGGTCGTGGGTTAACACCTAAGCAAGAAAAATTCTGCCAGCTTTATATTGAGCTTGGCAATGCGAGTGAGGCTTATCGGCAGGCTTACGATTGTTCAAAAATGAGTAATGAAACAATCAATACGAAAGCTAAAGAACTACTGAAGAACGGTCCGATTACGGTCCGATTGGATGAGTTAAGAAGTTCTCATCAACAACGTCATAACATTACCGTTGATAACTTGTTAGGCAAGCTAGAGCGTATCTATAACGAGGCGATGGAGCGTGATACCCCTCAATTCTCATCTGCGGTAAATGCAGTAATGGGACAAGCTAAACTTTTAGGCTTTGACAAACAGGTTATCGATCATACAAGCTCTGACGGCTCACTTCGCCCTACGGTTATTGAGTTGGTAGCACCAAATGAAAATACAGCTTAATCTTCCTCCTAAACTGATACCGGTGTTTACACAGCAGAATGTGCGTTATCGTGGTGCTTATGGTGGTCGTGGTTCGGCAAAAACACGCACTTTTGCCAAGATGACTGCGGTTGTTGCATATCAACGGGCAATGCAAGGCGAAAGCGGTGTGATTTTGTGTGGTCGTGAGTTTATGAACTCGTTGGAAGATTCATCATTAGAAGAGATTAAGCAAGCCATTCAAAGTGAACCGTGGTTAGCAAATTTTTTTGATGTTGGTGAGAAATATGTACGTACAAAGTGCGGTCGAGTTTCGTACATTTTTGCAGGATTGCGCCATAATCTTGACAGTATTAAATCAAAAGCACGGATTTTACTTGCGTGGATTGATGAAGCAGAAAGCGTGAGCGAAATGGCGTGGCGGAAACTTCTGCCTACGGTGCGTGAAAGCGGTTCGGAAATTTGGCTCACTTGGAACCCTGAAAAGAAAGGTTCGGCAACGGATTTACGCTTTAGACAGTATCAAGATGAAAGCATGGCGATTGTTGAGATGAATTATAGCGATAATCCGTGGTTTCCTGATGTATTGGAGCAAGAACGTTTAAGAGATAAAGCCCGTTTAGATGATGCGACTTATCGTTGGATTTGGGAGGGGGATTATCTTGAAGAAAGCGAGGCTCAAGTCTTTAGAGGAAAATACCAAGAGCTTGAGTTTAAGCCTTTACCTGATTTTGAAGGTCCTTATCACGGGTTGGATTTCGGTTTTGCTCAAGACCCAACTGCCGCAGTTAAATGCTGGGTGTTTAAGGATGAATTGTATATTGAATATGAGGCTGGCAAAGTCGGGTTAGAGCTTGATGATACAGCGACATTTTTGCAGAAAGGTATTACGGGCATTGAGCAGTATGTAATACGCGCGGATTCAGCAAGACCTGAGTCTATTAGCTATTTAAAGCGACACGGCTTGCCTCGTATTGATGGCGTTTCAAAATGGAAAGGGAGTGTTGAAGATGGGATTGCTCATATTAAATCCTATAAGAAAATCTACATTCACCCACGCTGTCAGCAAACCTTGAATGAATTTCGTTTGTATAGCTATAAAACAGATAGGCTAAGTGGTGATATTTTGCCTGTGGTTTTAGATGAAAATAATCATTATATAGATGCTCTGCGATACGCTTTAGAGCCTTTAATGAAAGGTCGACAATCTTGGTTTGGGTGAGTGATATGTTTGGATTTTTTACAAAAAAAACGGAAGAACCTTTTGAAATAAAAGAAGCAGAAGACAGCTACCCAAATTTCCCAAAAGACAAAAAGGGTAGTGAATATCAACGACAACTACAAAAAATTGAGCAAGCCAACAATAACATTTTAGCTGGTGGTGATGCTCAAGATGGCGATGAAGAATCTCGGCTAAAAATGGCGTTAAGAGCTTCTGAAGTTGTGAGTAGCTCTGTTGTTGATTGGTTTGCTAGTCAATCCTTTATCGGTTTTCCATTGTGTGCGGTATTAAGTCAGCAATGGTTAATAAATAAAGCGTGTTTTGTACCAGCAAGAGACGCTACCAGAAACGGTTACGATATTGTTTCGATGAACGGGGACGATATTCCTGACGAAACAGTCAAGATCTTGCAAAGATATGACAAAAAATTCCAAATTAAGAAAAATTGTGAGGAATTTGTAGGGCTTGGGCGTGTTTTTGGTGTGAGGATTGCACTTTTTGAAATTGATAGTGACGATCCTGAGTTTTATGAAAAGCCGTTTAATTTAGATGGTGTGACTAAAGGTAGCTATAAAGGGATTTCACAAATCGATCCTAACTGGTGTATGCCTTACTTTGTGAGTGGCGAGTTAAATAATCCTGCTGCACGGAATTTCTATGAACCGACTTATTGGGTTATTAACGGCAAGAAGTATCACCGCTCGCATTTGCATATTTTCCGAAATGGAAAACTTCCCGATTTGCTCAAGCCTGTTTATATGTATGGTGGCTATCCCGTTCCACAGCTTATTATGAGCCGTGTGTATAGTGCAGAACGCACTACGGACGAATCATTAAACTTGGTTACTTCAAAACGTACATCTGTTTGGCTTACGAATCTTGCTCGGTTTATGGCAAATGAAACGGAAGCGACAGAACGCCTAATGGCTTGGATTAAATATCGGGATAATAACGGTATTAAGCTGGGTGATAAAGAAGGCGATCAGTTTCAACAATTTGATACAACGCTATCAGGGCTTGATGATGTTATTATGACTAACTATCAGGCGGTTTCAGGTGCTTCTAATGTGCCAGTTACAAAACTCTTAGGAACAGCGCCGAAAGGGTTTAGTACAGGCGAAAACGAGGATAAGAACTACAATCAAGAGCTTGAGTCAATTCAAGAACACGATTTAACGGAATTTGTCGAGCGACACCATCAATTAGTGATGAAATCCAGTGGGCTTGAAGTGCTTGATTTGACAGTGAACTGGCGACCAACAGACAGTCCAACGGCTAAGGAATTGGCGGAAATTAACAAAACTAAGGCAGATACGTATAGTGCTTTAGTGATGTCTGGTGTTGTTGATGGCTCAGAAGTGAGAACGGTGTTAGTTAAAAACCCTGATTCTGGTTTTCACGATATTGGTAATGTTGATTCTGAAAACAATCCTTTGGGGCTTTCTGATGATGAAATGCAAGCATTAAAAGAGTTAGGGGTAGATTTCAATGAAAGCAAAGACAGCGAAAGCAAAGAAGCTAATTGAAGGTAAGCCCCTTATTGTAAGTGCAGGTATTTCAGAGAAGTATGCTCAAAGTGTCGTAAAAGCTCTTGCTGTAATGCACAAAGAAGCATTAAAAGGGGTTGAAGAAATCTACGAAAAATACGGACACGCCTATGCAAGTGATTCCGCTGGACAAGATGGGCTACCGAAAGGTGGCTCTTTAATTTCTCAGCTCAGAATCTTTTTTAATGCGTTACTTAATAAGTACAACCCAATATTCAATTTGATTGCGAAGAAATCAACGGAAAAGATGGTTGAGCAAACCTTAAAGAATACGAAAAGCACCTTAAATCTCAGTTTGAGAGAATTAGGGCAAGGGTTGGCGATTAAAAAAGATTATACGAGTGAGCGAGTGAAAGATATTGCACAAGCAGCCACAATGGAAGCGGTAAGTTTAATTAAAACGATTCCGCAAAAACATTTAGGCGATGTGCAAAAAGTCTTAATGCACTCTATTTCAAGTGATGGGAAAGGTTATGCCGAGTTAAAGCCTTTTTTGCAAAAATTGTATAAAGGTAATGCAAGAAAAGCTCACTTGGTGGCAATCGATCAGACTCGTAAAACTTACTTAAATATTCAAGCTGAGAATATGAAAAGTCTTGGCATCAAGAAATTTAAATGGGTTCATTCTGGTGGTGGTCGAGAGCCGAGAAAGCTACATCAAGAGCTAAATGGGAAAGTATTCTCGTTTGACGATCCACCATACATTGGCGATATGTACGGTCAGAAGGTATATGGGCTTCCAGGGCATTTACCGAATTGTGGTTGCTCTATGTCCGCAGTTTTCGATTTCGAGGTAGAAGATGATTAAAGTTACTAAATCACAAGCTCAAAGGATTGACAGGCTTTGTGCAAATGTTTTCGTCATGGATGATAAATGGATTGATGCTTTATATCAAAGGGTGTGTAAATGGCAATAGCACAAGATAAAAAAGAAGTTGATACAAATGGTTGGTTCGAAGTGAAAGACAACCCCCTCAGCAAAGAGGGGGTTTTTCTTTATCGGGGCAATCAAATTATTTTGCCTGATGGCTCAAGAGCCTCAAATACAGATGATTTGATTCCCGTATATCGTCCAGCCGATGAACTTAGTAACCCTGAAGCAATAGACAGTTTTAAGCTCGTTCCTTGGGTGGATGAACATACTATGCTTGGGAGTGAAGAGTTGGGGCTTACGCCAGCAGAACGCAAAGGGGTAAGTGGAGTGGTTGGAGAGGATGTTTATTTTAAAGATGGTGTTCTCTACGGAAACATTAAGGCGTTTTCAGAAAATCTCGCTCGTAAGATCGAAAGCGGCAAAAAAGAGTTATCGCTTGGCTATCGTTGTAGCTATGAGCGAAGTTCTGGGGAATGGAATGGGCAGAAGTACGATTACATTCAACGGAATTTACGAGGCAATCATTTAGCCCTTGTAGATAAAGGGCGAATGGGGGCAGAAGTGCGAGTTATGGACAGTCAAGAGACTGGCATTAGCTATGGCAATTTTATTTTTACTTGTGATTCATTGATGGAGAAAAACGAAATGAATTTAGAAGAACTTTTAAAGCAAGCGGTTGAAAAGTTTGGTGATTCTGCAACCGCATTGGCAGAAATTAAAAAATTACTGGATGAGCAAGGGCAAGATAATGAGGGAAATCAAGAGCCTCCAACGCCTCCTGCGACTGATGATGACGAAATGGGCGGTAATCCAGATGATGAACCACCAGCACAAGACGATGATGAGGATAAATTAGACAAGCTCTTATCCTTAGTTGAAAGTCTTGTTTCTCGTGTGGAAGCGTTAGAGGGTAATTCGAAATCAGAAGATGAAGATGATAACCAAGAAGAGCCACAAGAGAAGCCTAAAGTTGGTGATGAAGAAGAGAAAGGTGCTCAGGCAATGGATATGGCGGAAGTGACACGACAAGTTACAAAACGCTTAAACGAGCGTGATTCGATGTACAAAAAAGTTTCTCTACATACAGGAGCTTTTGATGTATCTGCAATGGATTCTGCTGAGGCAGTTGCAGCGTATGCGTGTAAGAAGTTAAACCTTAAAACAGCAAAAGGTTTAGAGGTTGCAACAATTACAGGTTATATGGCAAATCGTGAGCCTGCAAACAAACAGCGTATTGTTTCAGGTCTGGATAAATCAGATGTAGTTAAGGGTAAAAACTTCTTAACTGGTCAAATCAATAAATAAGGTGGTAATTAATGGCTTTTCAACAAAACGTAAACATTGAAATGGGTTTTGGTGTACCTGGCGACATTCACACAGACGGCCCAACACGAACAGAATCCTTGGTGGTTAATTCTGAAGGTGCTCAATTAAATCTTGTGGGTAGAGCGTTCACAAAAGATGCTAGCAAAAATGTAGCTAAAGTTGGTGGTGCGATTGAAAGTGGTCGAGTTTTTGCAGGTATCTTAGTGAACTCAAAGGCTTATGCTTTAACAGGATTATCTGGCAATCCATTAGCACCAACGCTAGCGGTGGCAGATAACACTCAAGCCGATTTCTTAACGATGGGCGATGTCGTTGTTCAGGTTTCTACGCCTTGCAAAATTGGTGATTTAGTTGCTTACGATACCACTACAGGCGAATTATCAACAGTTGCTGTTGGTGGTTCTGCTTCTGGTGGTAAAGCATTAATTCCTAATGCGACGGTTTATCGCTTCCCTGTAACCTCTGGAAGTGGCGGTTTAACCGTTATTCGTCTTACAAACTAACAAATAAAAGGACAGAATAAATGACAAAAAAATCAACTCAACACGGTTTTATTTCTGGCCGTGCGACCCTATCCCAAATTCTGTGTAAACACCCATTTCAACTTAATGGTGATCGTCTAGGCGATCACCAAAATCAATCATAAATCGATTCATCGCCAGTTTCCAGTTCTGAATCGGCATTGTCCATTTTTTTGATGCATCTTTAATCGCAAGCCAAATCACTTTGAAAACTGAATCATCCGTCGGGAATACATTTCGTTTTTTAATCACGCGACGAATCACGCTATTAAGCGATTCCACGGCATTCGTGGTATAAATCGCTTTACGAATGTCAGCCGGATAATCAAAAAATGTGGCAATATTTGCCCAGTTATCTTCCCAGCCTTTCGCCACAAGCGGGTATTTTGCCTGCCATTTTTGCGAAAGTGCGGTCAGATTTTCGCGAGCCTGTGCTTCCGTCGGGGCCTGATAAACCTGCTTTAAATCTGCGGTGACGGCTTTGTAATCTTTCCACGAAACGAATTTCAAGCTGTTACGCACTAAATGCACAATGCAAAGCTGAATCTTCGTTTTAGGATAGACTGCATTGATGGCTTCCAGGAAGCCTTTTAAACCGTCTACACAGGCAATAAAAATGTCTTTTAAGCCTCGATTTTGAAGCTCTGTCAGCACATTTGCCCAGAACTTCGCACCTTCATTTTCAGCAATCCAATCACGGTCACGAGGCGTCTCAATTTCTATCTCACCTTCATCACAAATGACGGTCTTAGATGTGTAACCGTTACGTGCATTTTTACCTTTTCTAGGCTGATGTTTTTCATAACCAAGATGGTCGGTCAGTTCACCATTTAACGCAGCCTCGACGGTGATTTTCTTGAGCATCCGTGAAAATTGATTGAGGTCTTCCGGTGTTTTTAGATTTTTGGCAAATTCCGCTGCCAAGGCGTGAAGTTGTTTTCGTTCATAATAAAATACCTGTGTCTGAATGTATTATCTCAGAAACAGGTATTTACACAAATTGTGGGAGAGGCTCGGCCGTGCTTATGCTAAAGCATTACAAGAGCAACGTTCTGCAATCACTATGGATGCGGCAGATGTTGCACAATATGCAGCATTAAAAAACATTGGTATTGGCTTTTCTGATGCATTTTTAAGCCAAGCAAATGTTGCTTATGGTATGGACGATGTTCAGGGTGGGGTAACTGCTGGCTCGACAGGCTCTCCTATCCAGTTCTTGCAAGCATGGTTACCAAGTTTTGTGCATGTAGCAACCGCACCTCGTCAGATCGATATCTTGACTGGTATTTCTACAGTAGGCGAATGGCACGATGAAGAAGTGGTGCAACCGATTTTAGAAATGACCGGTAAGGCAGTTCCTTATGGTGATACAACACCAGTGCCATTAGTAGGGTACAACCTTAACTATGAACGCCGTACAATTCAACGTTTTGAGGCAGGTTTTGCAGTAGGTTCTTTAGAATCTGCTCGTGGTGCTGCTGCTCGTTTAGATGCGGCAAATACCAAACGTGCTTCTGCAATGTTGGCGTTAAATATCATTCGTAATGATGTCGGTTTCTATGGTTACAATGATGGCAACTCTCGTACTTATGGTTTCTTAAACGATCCGTCTTTACCAGCATACAAAACAGTAGCTCAAGGTAAATCAGGTTCTACGAAATGGAATCAGAAGACCTTTGAAGAAATCACAGGCGATCTTACAACCGCATTTACTCAATTAGTTGCCCAATCAAAAGGATTAATTGATGCAATCAACACGCCAACAACATTGGCTCTTCCTGCGGGTCATGAAGTCATTTTAAATACCGTCAATGCGTTCGGTATGAGCGTGAAAAAATGGCTCAAGGATAATTACCCTAACTGCCGAACTGAAACCGCACCTCAATTAACTGGTGCAAATGGCGGCGTAGATTCATTCTACTTATACGCTGAAGAAATCGTAGGTGATACATCAGATGATGATCGTCGTGTTTGGATTCAAGCTGTTCCAGCTCAATTTATGGCATTAGGTGTCGATCCGCAAGGGAAGCGTACCGTAGAGGACAACACAAATGCAACAGCTGGCGTAATGTGTAAACGTCCTTACGCAGTATATCGTGCATCAGGTATTTAACCTTAACCACTCAAGCCCAGTTAATTCTGGGCTTTAATTTTTAAAAACGAGAGGAAACAACAAATGAATTACGTTTACAGCACTTTGACTTGTGATAACGCATATACGGTCTATGAAAAAACAACAGGGGGCTTAACTATCCCTAAAACCGAAGTGATTATTCACGGCGGAACAGGATTGGCAAATAAACATCTGATTACACCGCTTGGTACGGTTACAAAAGTAAGTGATGATGAACTTGCGATGTTAAAAACAAACCCAGTATTTATTGAACACGTTAAAAATGGCTTTCTAATCGTCCAAGAAGGCGGTAAAGCTGACGATGCGGAAAAAGTAGCAAGTGATATGGCGGTAGATACTGGTAGCGCACCACTAACAGAGCAAGATGCCGAAAATACGGGTGTAAAAAAAGCGAAAAAAGGTAAATAAAGATGGATATTGCTACGTTCAGAAAAATGTTTCCTGCTTATTCTGATAGTCAAACTTTTAGCAATGAGATGATCGAAATGTGGCTGGACGTAGCAAATGTTCATCTCAAAAAAGGCTGGTCGTTAAGTGGTAAAACCTACGAACATGCCATTATGTTGATGTTGGCTCATCTTCTTCATAGTGTTGCGAAAACTTCAAGCGGTAATGCTGAATCAGGACCTGCTGGAATTGTGACATCTGCGACAGAGGGGAGTGTTAGTGTTTCTTTTGCAACACCTACGACAAAAGATGCGTGGGAATTCTGGCTTGCATCATCGCCTTATGGATTGCAACTTTGGGCATTATTGCAACAGTTAGGAACTGGCGGTTTGTTTATTGGTGGTTTACCAGAGCGAAGTGCAGTTCGTAAGGTTGGCGGGGTGTTCTTATGAGTCGGGCGGATAAGTTTAGAAAGGCTTTGCAAGATAAGATCGACAAATTGAGTGCAGCCAACAACAAAGTCGCAAAAGTCGGTATTGTTGAACATCAACATTATGATGATAACACGCCAGTAGCTTATATTGCTTCAATTCATGAATATGGTTCTCCTAGCAATAACATCCCGCCACGTCCTTTTATGCGCCCAACAGTATCAGAGAAAAAAGGTGAGTGGGCGAAGATAGGTAAGCAAATTCTGCAAAATGGCGGTGATGTCGATAGTATGCTTGAAATGGTTGGTTTAAGGGCTTCGGCTGATATTGTTGAAAAAATAAGTAATATTGATGTTCCTCCACTGGCAATTTCTACCAAAAAAGCCCGTAATCGTAAGGCTCACCAACAAACTGCCAAATATAACAAAAAGCCGAAAGCGGTGTCTATCAAACCTCTTGTAGATACTAAAGTATTAATCAGCTCAATCTCCCATATCGTGACAGATAAGGGGGATTAAATGCATTTTAGTCAAACTAATATCAAACGGATTGAAAGGCTATTGCTTTTATGTGCTTGTGATAAAGATTGGGATGAAAGCAAACATCCTAGAGCTGAAAATGGTCAGTTTGGGAAAGGGGCTGGTTCAGCTAAGAAAAACTTGGATAAAGAGGCAACAAAAATACCTAGCGTGACGGGTAAAGAGTTAGGTAACGCAAAAGACATTAAAGATCTGAGAACACGAGCAAGGCTTTATGCAATAGAACATTTCTCCGGAAAGAAGTTTGTTAATTTAAGTACAGGTAATGAAATTCAGGTCGGTGCTAGTGGTATAAAACATACTATATCGGGTGCAGCAGAGGATTTGATTAAAACGATCCCTGCCATACCTGAACTAATTGAAACAGCGACTTTAATGCATAAAAAGCAAGATAAAAGAGGCGATCCTAATGTTTTATCGGTTGAGATTTATAAAGCTGAAATGAATGTTATGGGTAAAAATGCCAAAATGATATTAACAATCAAGCATTATAAAGATGGACGTAGGTATTATGATCATGGTTATATGCGAGAATAGAAGCAACGTAATAATCCAGCACCTTACCGCGTTCAAGTGCGGTACCTCTTAAATTATCACGCTGCTTCATTGGTTAAAATTATAGCTCTAATGATTATTTAATCAAGGATTTTATATGAACCTAAGATCTATTGCCAACCAACATATCACCACGGTAAACCCCAATATTCAGGCAACACTAAAACTAAACACAGGATATGAAACAAGCGACACAGGAAAGCGAGTATCAAAGTTTGAAGAATTTCAGGTCAGCATTCAGGCTCAAAGTCTGAGTACGCAAGATTTATCTTTGTTTGATACGTTGGCACAACAAGGGCAAATGCTGAATGTGTATGTTTCAGGGCAAATCCACGCGCTAAGACGCATTTCAAATCAAGGTGCGGATAAGCTTGTTTTTAAAGCATTTGGCGAAGAGAGCGAATCTGAATGGCTAATTAAATCCGTTTCTGAGAGCTTTCCTAACTGGTGTAAGGTGGTGGTATGGCGGCAGACATAACAACAACCCACGATGATATTTATAGAGAAGTCCGAGCTTATTTGCTTGGGCTTTTTTCTTTAGAAGGCGAGAGGGTGATAAGAGATTATAGCAATAATGTGCCTCTGCCGCACTCGCCTTTTATTTTGATGAACATCATTTACGAGCAATCGTTATCTACCAATGTTCACTCCTATGATGTTGAAAACGCATTAGCTTCTGTTATGCAAAGTGTAGAAGTGCAAATGCAAATAGATTTCTATGGGGAAACAAGCGGTCAAATGGCGAGGATTTTTTGCAATTTATGGCGAGATTATCACGCTTGCGACAGGTTGGAAAAATGCCAGCCTCTTTATTGCGATGAACCACGCTATTTACCTTTTACTAACGAGGCGAGCGAGTATGAAGAAAGATATACAGTAACCGCAAGGCTTGCTTATAACCCTGTTGTTGTACACGCTCAAGATTTTATTACTAAACCAAACCCAAGCATTGAGCTTGGAAAACTATAAGGAAAAACTATGTTTCAATCGATTCCAGCAAGTCAGATTGTGAATGTGAATCCGTCCGTATTGAGTTCTGGCGGCTCCCCACTTTCGATGAATGCCGTTTTCTTAAGTGAAAATGCGAATTTACCGACAGGTCGAGCGGTTTCATTTGCAACGGCGGATTCTGTAGGTGAATATTTCGGGTTTACTTCTGCGGAATATCAAGCGGCGGCAGTTTATTTTAAAGGGTTTGATGGTTCAACCATTAAACCTGGTACGTTAATTTTCTTTGCTTACAATAAAGCAATAGAAGGTGCATTCTTATTAGGTGCTTCTGTTAAATCATTATCGTTAAATGAACTCAAGAAAATTAACGGAACACTCAGTGTAATTATTGACGGCAGTGAGAAAAAAGCAGATTCATTGAATTTAAGTGGTGCAAAAAGTTTCTCTAATGCAGCTGAGTTAATTGGTACGGCGTTAGGCTCTGTAACAGTGACTTTTGATAGTCAATTACAAGCATTCAAGGTTGCTTCTTCAACGACTGGCACAACATCAACGATTGCGTTTGCAACAGGTGCAACTGCAGATGCTTTAGGGTTAAGTGAAAATGCAGGTGCTACGCTTTCACAAGGCTCAAATACAACTACTCCGACAGAAACCATGCAAGCCGTGATTGGTTCAACGCTTAACTGGGCAACATTTACCACAATCACAGAGCCGACATTAGAGGAAAAATTAGAGTTTGCAAAATGGTCTAACAATCAGAATCAACGCTTCTTGTATGTTGGTTGGGGTAAAGAGGCTACTGCAACACAAACAGGCAATACAACAAGTTTTGGCGCGAAATTAAAAGAGTCTGAATATAGCGGTGCAACGGCTGTATATGGTGGTTTAGATAAAGCGGCATTCTTGTGTGGTACTGTGGCTTCAATTGATTTTACCGAGAAACAAGGGCGTATTACGCTTAAGTTTAAAGGTCAATCAGGATTAACCGCTGATGTTACCGATGCCACAATTGCTAAGAATTTAGAAGATAATGGCTATAACTATTACGGTGCTTGGGCAACGGCTAATGACCGCTTCTTGTTCCTATCTCCAGGTCAGATTTCTGGGGAATGGAAATGGATCGACGCTTACATTAACCAAATCCGCTTAAATAGCCAGCTCCAGTTAGCGATTATTACATTGCTAACCAGTGCAAAATCAGTCCCTTACAATGATATTGGTATTGCGTTGCAACGTGCAGCGTGTAATGACCCAATTAATGAGGCATTGAACTTTGGTTCTATTCAAGTGGGTGTTTCGTTGAGCGAACAACAAAAAGCAATCATCAATAACTACACGGGTGTTGATGCTGCTTCACAAGTAGAGGCCCAAGGCTATTATCTTTACATTGGTAAAGCGACAGCACAAACACGAGGAAACCGTGAATCATTCCCGATGAAGCTATTCTATACGGATGGCGGTAGTTTACATTCCGTAAATCTTGCTTCTATCAACGTTCAATAATGTAATTTAATCCATAAGGCGACTTATATTTCAAGCAAATCGCCTTTTTCTTTTTGGAGAAAAAATAATGCAAACAAATACCTCAAGAACAATTACCTCGGCAAATGCGGTGCTTTTAGCAAAAGCCGTTGGATATAGCCGTGGTTTCGTTCAGATTGAACAGTATGCGGCAGATAACGCATTTACGTTTAACCAAACGGCGGTAACAGAAACCACAATGGGCGTAGATGGCTATCAGTCTGGTGGTTGGGTTCCTAGCGAAACCGATTTCAATATTGCACTTGCGGCAAATAGTCCGAGCCGTTCATTTTTCGATGGCGTAAAAGTACATATGCAAAACCAACAGGAGACCGTGCCTTTTGAGTTTGATGTTACGATTCCGTCAATTGGCAAACGATACACTGCTACAGGTTTTATGACTCAAGCCCAAAGCGGTACCAGCGCTAAAAAAGTCTTAGATTCTGCAACGTACAATTTCAAGATTGTGGTGAAAACAGAAGAAGATATTTAACCGACTGACTAAAGTCGGTTTTTTATTGCTTACAAGATAGAAAAGTACATTCGAAAGCGGTGTTTACTCTCTCGCTCACCGTTTCTTGTAAGCATCTTAAAAGCGAGATTTAGAACCAATATGGAGAGAGAAAATGGCGTTAAAAACAAAAAAATCACAATTGAAAAAGGGCGTGATGCAGGTATTACATTCAAAATTACCGAAATGCCTATTGCGAAAGCGGACAAATGGGCGACAAAAGCCTTACTCGCTTTAATGAGTGGAGGCTTTCAAGTGCCAAATGCAAAAGAGGGTATGCTTGGTATTGCTAGAGTGGCTTTATCGGCATTAAGAGAAATCCCAGAAGAAAAGGCGTTGCCGTTACTTGATGAGCTAATGGACTGTGTGGAAATCGTCACCGAAAGCGGTGCGACTCGTGCACTCGATTTGTCGCTTGGCGATGTACAAGACATTACGACTTTATGGCTATTACGCAAAGAGGCGTTATCTCTCCATATTGATTTTTTGGAGCAAGAGCCTACCCCGATCTCGGAGTAGGCAAAGGTGGTGATGCAGTCGAATATGTGAATCTAAGTCAAGTTGTGGGTGCGGTGGTGAGTAGCAAATTAGCCACTTACCACGAATTACAAACCGTTTACGGCTTAGAGGATGCTTTAGATCTGCTCGAAGTATTTACCGTAGATTCATACAACAACAGGAAGGCAAATAATGGCTGATGTAATTGATACGCTTGCGATAGATATTGTTGCTAATGATAGCTTTACTGCGGTAGCAAAACCATTTCTCGCTTTGTTAGAGCGGATGGAGCAGGAACTTGATAGCAATGCAAAAGCTCTGGATGAAGCAAATAAAAGCGTAGAAGGGCTATCTACAACCGTTGCTGAATTAAACGATGCCACAAGCGAAGTCTCAAAATCTCAGGATAAGCATACAAAAGCGCTAGAGAAAAACGAAAAACAATCCAAGAAAAACGAGAAAGCCGCTAAGAATCTTCTTGATGGTGTTCTTGGGTTTGGCAAGGCTCTTGGCGCTATCAGCACAATGATTATGGCTGGGATTGGGCTTGATCGTTTAGTTAAGCAAACTTCTCAAGCTAATCAAGAACTCGATTCAATGGCAAAAAACATTGGAATGAGTAGCCGTTCTCTCGCCTCTTGGCAAGGTGCTGCGGAAGCAATGGGCGGAAGTGCTAGCGGTATGGCTAACACGTTGATGGGGCTATCTGGTGCTTTAACTCGCTTTCAGGTAATGGGCGATGCTTCTGTTATTCCATTTTTTAATGCGTTAGGAGTCGCGCCTTTAGATGCTATGGGCAATATCCGAAAACTTGAAGAGATTATGCTAGAGTTGGCGGATAAGTTCAGCAAAATGGATCGTGGCACAGCGCTTGTTATGGCGCAAGGGTTAGGCATTGATGAAGAAACGTTTAACACGCTTGCACAAGGCAAAGAAGCCTATCAAGAGATGCTTGCTTATCAGAGTAAAATCTACAAATCCAACCAAGACGATATTGAAACCTCTAAGAAGCTGAATAAATCCGTCTCAATGCTAAATCAGCAATTTGACGGACTAAAACTGATGATTGCAAATGCGGCGGCTCCAGCCTTATTAACCATTAGCGAATTAACCACAAAATTCTTTGAGTTTTTAAGCCGAAATGAAAACCTTGTGAAAGGCGTATTTATGGGAATAGCTGGTGCAATGACAGCAGTTCTCATTCCTACATTGCTTTCAGGTGCAAAAGCCGCTTTAGCGTTTATGGCTCCGTTTTTACCTGCAATTCTACTTGTAGCTGCTTTGGCTGGTGTTTTCGGATTGCTCTATGATGACTATAAAAAATGGGCAGAGGGTGGTAATTCCCTGTTTAACTGGGGGGCTTTTATTAAGTGGTTTGATAAAGCTAATTTTTCCGTTCGCAGTTTAGTAGATGGTTTCACTTATTTATTAACAGAATATGAAGATTGGAATGCTTTAGCTGAAGATGGTAAGTCTTGGTTAAAACTTAAAGGTTTTATTGATGAAAACGGTTTATCCGTTGGCTCGTTAGCAACAGGATTTAAAAACCTAGGGAAAGACATTGTTGAGTATCTAATGCCTGTATTTGATCGCCTTTTAGGGATTTTGTACAAAATCATTACGCTTGACTTAGAAGGTGCTTGGGAGGAAGTAAAGAGCCTAGGTAGTGATAGCGTAGATTGGGTAACTCAAAAAACGAAAGATGCTTGGGGAAGTATTCAAAACTGGTGGAATGGCGTGGAAGAGCGAGCTCCAGAAGCTTTTGATAAAGCCGCTCAAATTCAATCTAGTGATGAAGCCTCATTAACTCAACAAAGTAAAAATGCTGGGTTTGTTGATACTAAGAAAGGATTTAGCAAAGGAAACTTTGTCTTTGAAGGGCAGAAATCAGCTAAGGGGCTAACACAAGAAGAAACAGGAGCGTTAGCTGCTCAAATGGTCAAGCGTGAAAGCGGTGGAAACCTTAGAGCAGAAAATCAATATGGATATTTGGGATTATATCAGTTCGGTGCGGCAGCATTAGTTGATGCGGGGTTAATCGATGATGCTAAATATAGAGCAGCAGTAAGAAAATATGGTAAAGGGTTATCGAATGGCTCTGATGCTGATGTTCACAAGGCATTTTTAGCGGATTCAAGTAACTGGACCATCAAAGGTGGTCGAGAGGCATTTTTGAGTAGTAAAGCCATTCAAGATAATGCAATCGTAGCTCTTATGAATAAGAATGTGGGGTATTTAGGCTCTACTTATCAAGGTTCAGCAGAACATAAAGTTGGCTTATTGATGGCAGCTCACTTAAAAGGAGCAGGCGGAGCGAAAGCCTTCGCAAACTCTGGTATAGATAGTACAGATGGTAATGGAACAAAAATATCTGATTACTATAATACAGGTCAAAAGGCGATTCAGTTAGCCAAACAACAAGGAAAATCAAACCAAAGCAAACCTATAGATTGGAATACGCCTGTTGGCGGATATATGGTAGCAACAGCCTTAAATGCAACACAACAAGCAAGACAGACTATGCAAAATCTTGCTCAACCTCAAAACATCAACAGTAATCAACGTACAGAAGTTGTAATCAACGGTGGAGTTAATGTACACTCTAGTGCATCAACGATAACAGGGACTACTCAAGATGCCGTTAATGGTCTTAAAACGAGTATGTCGGGATTACAATTCAATACGGGATTAGTGTGATGAAAAAATTTTGTTTACCATTTATCTTGATGTCGGCTCCTATGCTATCTGTAGCTAATGAGTCATTGCTATTTTCTTGTGAATCGGATAAGAATAATAATGAATTTAGGCTAATAGAGCATACAGACAAGCTAGAAGCCGAATATCAAGTTGTTAATAAGAAAAAGTGTTTCGGTTTTGATTAATGATAAATCTCTCTCCGATGCCCGATTTCTAAGGCGGTTATCAACAATTCGCCATTATCAATATGGCAAATAATGCGGTAATCGCCTACACGATAACGCCACATTCCAGATAAATCGCCAACTAAACCTTTGCCCCGATCTCGTGGATTTTCTAGCGTAGCTAAGGTTTTAAGATAGCGGATAATTTGTTGAGCCTGTTGAGGATTTTTCTTAGCGAGTTTGGCTAATTGCTTTTTAGCGGTTTCCGCTAAGATGATGTTCCAAGTTAAGCTCATTCTCGACTTCCTCTAATGAATAGGTTTTTTCTTTACCTGAACGGACACGCTCAAGAACCGCATTAGCTAAGAGTAAATCTTCTAAATCTTCCAAATAGGCTTCTAATGCCTCTTTGACATAAAAAGATTTTGCTCGCCCAGTTTGGACGGAGAGATGATCTAAGCGTTGTTGTAATTCGTCTGGTAGTCTTACGGTCAATGCCATAGTGTTATCCTCTTACATTAAGATGTTGGAGTAAGTATAGGGTGGTAATAATTGTAATACAAGTAATATGTGGTAACAGGTGGCAAATTAAACGACATTATTCCCCTCAATATTGCCAAAATTTTAACCATAACTAACCGCTTGCGACTTCGTGTTGCAAGTGGCTTTTGTTGTACCTGAAATTTAACCCGATCAGAAATGGTCGGGTTTTTTATTGGAGAAAATATGTGGAACTCAATCGGTGTGCCAAGTGTTCCTGGGCTACCCAAAAACATTGGTGATGCAGCCATAAAATTCGGTGGTGGCTTAGCGGTAAATATGTTCTTTGGTAACTATTGGGGCATATTTAACCAGAACGGAATACCGCTATTACTGGCTGATAACGTGAAATCCGTGAAGTATCAAACAAGATCGAAGATTTCTAATGCACCTTTAGAACAAGGCTCTTTTGCATCTTATAACAAGGTTATAGAGCCTTATACTGTTGATGTGATGATGACAAAAGGGAGTGGGGGCGTAGCAGAGCGGAGTGCATTTTTAGCCCTTGTTGATGCGTTTGCGAATAGCACGGATTTATATATGGTAATCACGCCCGAAGCCATTTACCCAAATTGCAACATTATTGGGTATGACTATGCAAGAGAAGCTGGCGATGGAGCAAGGCTGCTAAAAGTCAATTTACACTTGCAAGAAGTAAGAGAAGTTGAAGTGGAATACACGGAAACAGAAGCTCCGCAAGCGGAACCAACGCAAAACCAAGGCGAAGTTTCTGCAAAAGATGTTGGTTCTACTTCTGGCTCGAATAATTCTATCCTTTTAAAAGGAACTAAAAGCGTAGAAGAAAAAGGCTTTTGGGGAACAACGAGAGATTTAGCTGGAGATGTTGTAGAAGTGTTCAAAGAATCAATGGGTGGTACTAAATGGCATTAAAGATTTATGAAGTACCAGTTAAAAATATCCCTAATCAATCGTTATCGGTGGTTGTTGGTGGCGTTGGCTTTGATATTGAACTTAATACAAGGCTGAATGAAGAGCTTTATATATCTTTAAAAGCAAATGGTAAATCTATCTTGAATAACAGAATTTGCCGAGATCGCACGCCTTTAATTAGTGTGGAGTATCTTAATGTTGGCAATGTAAATCTTGCTTTTTTCGATACGCAAGGCAAACAAAATCCACATTACCAAGCGTTAGGAACAAGATATAAGTTGATTTTTGTGGAGCGGTAAGATGGGGAGTTTTACTGTTAAAAAGTTAAGGGTAACGATAGCACTCGGACAGAAAGAGCTTAATTTTGATGATAAGAATAATACGATTGTTGCAGAAAATTTAAGGGTATCTGCCACAATACAATCAGGAAATGGTGCTATACAACCTAACGCGAAGATTATGATTTATGGTTTAAGCCAAAATGTAATGAATCGTATATCGAAAATATCGTGGAATATAAAACAAGAAAAGCTGAATTCTATCAAGTTAGAGGCAAGTTCTGATGGTGGGCAAACTTACACGACCGTTTATTTTGGCACAATTACGTTTGCTTATCCTAACTATGGCTCAGCGCCTGAGGTTATCTTGACGGTAGATTCTGTTACCGCAATGAATCATCAAATTTTACCGGCAAAACCTTTAAGTTTTAAAGGCGAGGTTGATGTTGCAGGCGTTATCTCTGAAATATGCAAATCAATGGATATGCGCTTTGAGAATAGTGGCGTTACCGCAAAAGTAAGTAACGCATATTTGCCCCAAACAGCATTAGAGAAAATTACAGAGCTTTGTAAAGCAGTAGATGCCACTGTGACTTTAGATGTTAATACAATTGCTATTACTCCAAGAGGGCAACCTCGGAATATAAAAGTCCCGATCATCTCTCCTCAAACTGGTTTAATTGGTTATCCAACACCGACACTACAAGGGGTTAGTTTGCAATGTTTATTTGATCCGTTAATCAAACATAACGGGCAAATAGAGATTAGGAATAGCCTGATTGAATCAACAAACGGGCGATGGCGAATATATGGCTTAACGCATTACCTAGAAAGTGAAATCGCTGGTGGTAGATGGTTTAGTGCTATTGATGCATCAAGATTAGATGCGGGGGTGAAAATTGCAAAATAAATTCGGACAAATGACGGAAGAACAAAGTAGCGGAGGAGTTGGCGAGCTTGGTTTTATTGTCAGCAGCTTAATCAACCGCATACAAACCGTTACTTTAGTGCAAGTTAAAGCGGTAAATGCGACAGGTGTCGCACCGGTCGGAACGGTAGATGTTCAACCAATGGTCGCACAGCTTGACGGGGAAGGTAAGGCTCATGCTCACGGTGTTATTCATAACATCCCTTATTTCCGATTACAAGGTGGTAGCAATGCGGTTGTTATCGATCCGAAAGTCGGGGATATCGGCATGTGTGGGTTTTGTAGTCGAGATATTTCCTCAGTAAAAGCCAATAAAGCACCATCAACGCCGCAAAGTTTGCGTAAGTTTGATTATGCGGACGGCTTATATTTTGGTGGATTTTTAAATGGCGTACCTGAGCAATACATCTTCTTTAAAGATTCAGGGATTGATGTTGTCGCAACAGGTGAGGTTTATATCAAAGGCTCATCAATCAAGCTTGATGCACCAGTTGAGACTACATCAACCATTCAAGCTAAGGGTGATATTACTGATAATGCAAGCTCTGGTGGTAAATCAATGGCTAGTATGCGCCAATCTCACAATAATCACACTCACGGCGGTGGGTCAAAACCAGATACAAAGGTATAAGTAATGGACACGATATTTTTAAACCCTGAAATATGGGACTTAATGTTAGATGATGAAGGGAATATAGCTTATGCAAAAGACCCTTATGCAAAGGCTCAAGATGTTGCGAGTGCCATTAAGCTCTTTAAAGGTGAGCTTTACTATGATAAGGCAAAAGGTATCCCTTATTTTGAGGAAACGTTAGGCAAGAAACAATCTCTTGCGTTGTATCAATATCGGTTAGAGAAAGCAGCATTATCTGTACCTGAAGTTGTTTCGGCAAAAGCCATTATTCAAAGCAATGTGGATAGAACAATAACAGGGGCGATCAAGTTCACTGATGATAAAGGAAGAAAAGTAGAGGTTAATTTATGACAAATGTACCAAACATACAATTTACGCCTCAAGGGTTAATTTTGCCTACAGAGCAAGAAATTTTAAACGGTGTTTTAGCGGATTTTAATGTCGCTTTCGGTGGAAACCTTAATAGAAACTTGGAAACCCCACAAGGTCAATTGGCAAGCTCCATCGCGGCGATTATTGCAGATAAAAATAATCAAATTGCTTGGTTGGTAAATAACCTGGACCCTGATTATTCGGAAGGGTTTATGCAAGATGCGATAGGTAAACTCTATTTTATTAAGCGGAAAGGGCAGATTAACTCAACAGTTGAATGTACTTTTTATGGACTTCCAGGAATAACGATTCCAAAGGGATTTATTGTTAAAGACGAAAATAATAATGACTGGGTATTAGATCAAGAGATCAGTATATTGAGTTCTGGTCAAGTTGTCGGAAATCTTACAGCAAAAGGTATATATTCAGCTGCTGCTAATAGTGTAAATAAAATTCATCAGTCAATCTTAGGATTGGATAGAGTTGATAATCATAGCCCTGCTATTACAGGAACAGAAAAAGAAAGTGGTTCGGAATTTGCAGAACGTTATAAAAAAAGTGTAGCGAAAAATTCTTTAGGAATGCCTGCTTCTGTTTATTCTAATGTGGCTTCATTAGATGGTGTTGTTGATTGTTATGTTATTGATAATCCTAAAAGCACAGAAACAAGAATAGGAATAACAAATAAAGTGTTAGAGCCTCATAGTGTTTATGTTGCGGTATTAGGTGGAAATGATCAGGAAATAGCAAAAACTATATGGAGATATGCTGGAAATGGGTGTGATTTTACTGGTGACACAACAGTGAATGTAGAAGATGATAGTTATACAGTTCCTAGACCAGTGTATGAGATAAAATTTATGCGACCCAATTTGACCCCTATTTATTTTCAAGTGAAGTTGCGAACAGGTTCAGTTATAGGAAGTGCGGAACTAGTTAAATCTACAATAAAAAATACTTTCGATAAGCAAAATCGTAGGAAAATTGGCTCAACGCTTTACGCCATTGAATTTGTTTCTGATGTTGTTAATGCTTTACCTAAAGATCACCTGCTGGATATAAAAATAGGGAAAAGCAAATCTGTATATGCGGATTCAATCGAATTGGGAATAGATCAATATCCAACACTCACGGAGTCAAATATTAGTGTGGTGTTTATATGATACAGCTAGAAAAAACAATTATTAGCCAATATGCAAATAGTCCGATCATAACTAGTCTGCTGAAGAATATTAATGAAAATCTAGATCCGAGAGTTGATATAGAGGGATTTTATAATTTAATTTGGAATCTTGATACAGCTAGAGGTATAGGACTTGATATTTGGGGGAAAATCGTTGGCATAAATAGAAATATACAAGTTGATGAGAAAAATCAGTTTGTTAGCTCAACTTTAGCAACAGAAGATTTAAAGGATTTTGCTGTTGGTACTCGACATCTAATGAATGATGAAATGTATAGAGCAATGATATTTTTCAAAGCAATGAGTAATACTATTTATGCAACAGCTCCCCATATAAATAAATTAGTGTCCAGTCTTTTTGAAAAGAGAGGAAGGGCTTATTTCATTAAGAATGGGACAATGATGGCGAGATATGTGTTTGATTTTAATCTTACACCTATTGAAAAAGCTGTCATTATAAGTACGGATTTATTACCTAGACCTACAGGTGTTTTAGTTGATTTCTATGAACCAGATATAAGGAATGCATTTGGTTTTAATGAAGCAGGTATGGCGCCTTTTGGGCAAGGTGCTTTTTATATAGGTGATAGATAGATTAATTAATGAGTAATACAAGCCTGTGAATTTATTTCACAGGCTTTTTTATTGGAGTAAATATGGCACAACCAAAATTATTATCAAAAATTTGGGCTAGTTTAGGACTTAAAACGGATATTCCTGAAACTAGAACTAGAGATTTGGCACAAAGTGCTGCTACATACGAGGAGGGCTTTCCTCAGATCACAATGACCCCAATCACACAAGGGGGAAAAGCACCATCTGGTAAAGATATGAACGGTATATTAAGAGATATTACGGAGCATATCGTTTACCAAAACAAAGGTGGAAAATATCTGTTCGATGCTTCTTTTGCAGAGAAAATTGGTGGATATGAGAAAGGGGCTGTATTGATTACTAATGATTTTACTAAATTTATGGTTAGTTTAGTGAATCAAAATAAAGTTAATTTTAATACCTCAAACTATCAAGGCAGTTGGGCTGTCATTGCTACAATTGATTTGGTTAAATTTATCACACCAAAAAGTATAACAGCAACGAGTACAAATACTACTGACAGTACAGGACATTCTCACGCAATTGACACGGCAACCACATCTCGCAAAGGAATTACCCAACTCACCAACGACACAGGGCTAGACTCTGAGTCACTGGCATTAACCGCAAAAGCAGGTAAAGCTATTGCTCAGTCTGTGGCACAGTTGCAACTTAGTACAACGAATGCACTCAATCAAAAAGTCAATAAAACGGATATCAGTAACGCTGTCAATTCAACATCTCAAACTACGGTGGCATCGTCGCAAGCGGTCAAAACGGCTTATGATTTAGCTAACAGTAAATACACGGCTCAAGATGCCAGCCCAACCCAAAAGGGCTTGGTGCAACTCGCCAATAACTTAACCACCAATGATGCTACAAAGGCGTTGACGGCAGCACAGGGAAAAATCTTAAAAGATGAGATTGATGGGATTGAGATTGGGGGGCGGAATTTAATTAAAAATTCTCGTCTATTAAACGACACTACCCACTGGAATGTAATTGGTGGAAGGGATGTTAGAAATGGAATCGCAGTTTTAAAAAGTTTAGATACATCGAGCCAATGGTGCTGGAGACAAACTTTTGATTTGCCTGAGAAGCAATATACATTTAGTGCTGAGGTCAAACCCGAAAGAACTGCGTTTTATCTCCATCTGTACAATGGGAAGAGCTGGGTTAATTTTCATGCAAGAAATTTGACTCCAGGCATATGGCAAAAAATATCGATTACCTTCGTTAGTGCGATAAGAAACATTTCATTCATTAATCCAGGTGAAGGACTTGTAGAATTACAAAATCCTATGCTTGTCGAAGGCAATAGAGCTATGACTTGGGCTCCAGCGCCCGAAGATTTAACCGAAGAAGCGCTTAATAGTGCCCGTCAAAACTATGTTGCCAAAGCTGGGGACACAATGACAGGTAATCTCATGATTAACCATGCAGTTTCTCACGTTAAAGGGCAACGAAATAGCGTTGATACTTGGTATGTGGGTAATGAAAGTGGGAGTAATCAAGATGTTATATTAAATTCTTATGTCCATCATACCTACATTAAATTGAAACAAGACAGAGTTGAATCGAACAAACCTATCTATCGAGGCAATCACCTCGTGTTTGACGAAGGAAATTTGCTTCCCGTTCGACAGATTGATTTGCGTTCTATTGCTAATGGGCAAATATCTTTCCAAGATGCTACGCCTGCGCAGTTACCGCTTGGAGCTTTCGTGGGGCTATCTAAAAAATCTCACTTGAATGGTGCGGGCGATGGCTGGATGATGATTAACAAAGGCTGGCCAGATAACTCAGGAGTATTTGCTTGCAATCGTATTGGTATTTCGGGCGATAGAATACGCTTCCAAACTGCAAATAATCTTAATGCTTGGGGGAATGTAATTGAGCTGGCCAATCTCAGTGATTTTATCTATCAAAAAATCGGCAATTTTGAAATTCGCAAATACCCTGATGGGATGATGATTCAAACCTATTTTTATGATGTAAATGATTTGAAAGAATGGGGAGAAAAGCAATTTACTTGGGCTGTCGCTTTTGCTGATAAACCTATGGTGATACCTAAAGTGGAGCATACCTATGGTATAAACAGCGATGTTGGTAGTGCTATTATGAGAAAAAGCACCAATGCTGTTTGTTATTATAAATTATATGAACACCACAGTGAGGATCAAGGTGACTGTCGAGTACAATTTTTAGGTATTGGTCGCTGGAAATAGGAGAATACAATGACACTTTATTACAAAAACGGCTTTTATGACGACAGCCACGGCGGCTTTGTACCAGAGGGCGCTTGTGAAATTTCGGCAGAAACCTACCGCTTGTTACTTGAAGGGCAAGCTCAAGGTAAGCTAATCATTGCCGATGATGAAGGGAATCCGATTTTAAGTGAGCCACCGCCGATACCTATTGAAGAACAACGCCAGCAAGTCCGCAACGCCATCAACACCCTGCGAGATAAGAAAATCAACGGCGGTGTTTATGTGCCAGCGATTGACAAATGGATTGACACAGACGCAACAGCAGAGCGTAACATCTTGTCTGTCAAAGCGACTTTTGACTTATTCGGAGACCAAGAAATTCCTTGGACTTTTGCGGATAATTCGGTGGCAATGATTAACAAAGAAAAATTGTTAGTCATTTGGCAGGTGTTAATGGAAGCCAAGACTGGCAATCACGCTAATGCCTTGAAGCATAAGGCGATGGTGGAGCAAGTAGAAAATCCGCTTGAATATGATTATTCGGATGGGTGGACGCAGACTTATGAGGAATTTGCAGGAGCTGCGAATGGATAAAATCTACCTTGCACTTTACAAAGGCAATGCCAAAAACTGGCAAGCCCGTTTGGAAGATTGGCTGATTCGCAAAGCAACCAAAGGGCAATACTCGCATTGTGAGATTGCAATACATAAAAGTCGAATTTTCGACCATTATCACCAAGAAGAATGGTTTGAGTGTTATAGCTCAAGCCTCCGTGATGGTGGTGTGCGTTGCAAAATTATCAACGTATCTGACCGCTCTAAGTGGGATTTGGTTGAGCTACCAAATGTGACAGAGGCTCAAATTAGATTTTACTTTGAAATAACCAAAGGTAAAAAGTATGACCTTTGGGGAGCATTGGGTGTAGTGCTTGGATTTAAGCAACGTGGAGAACGGTTCTTTTGCTCTGAATGGTGTTTTAATGCGATTTTTAATAGCGAACAGGGCTGGCGATTTAGTCCGAATCAGTTGGCTATTTTATTAAAATAAAAGCCTCCATTGTGGAGGCTTGTTTCCAGACTTGCGAGTTAGATCGCAAAATAATTTCTTAGATTAATTTTTGGGTATTATGATTGATATTACTTCATAATCAACCATTTAACAAATGGTATTAAAATCAACATGTTACTCTTTTAAATCTATTCCAGCTAGTTAAGCTATTCTCAAGTTAATACAACATTTCGCTATAAAGCTCTTTAGGTTCATAGCCGATATTAAATCTAATTTGATTATTAGCTTTTGCGATTTCGAGTGCTTCTCTTCTATCTACAAAACGACTGAAATTGGTTAAAAATCCCTGTTCTTTTTTCCGCCATTCATCGTATTCCATATTTTCCTTGATGAGTCTGAATGTTTGGTCATAATGCCTTATAGACGGGATAATTATTTCAATACTTGGGTCAGTAATGTTGAATAGTTTTATTGCCGCACATACGACTAATTCCAGATGCTTTTCAGGTGATTTCATAAATCTTCCTCCTTAACAAACACGCCATCAATCATTTTGCCTTTTCTGTCTTTGATTTGGTCGTAGGCAAATCGAGTGCAATCAATAATGTCAATCTCTTTGGCTCGGCAATACCGCATTAGGTTGTAAAAAATCATATTTACTGATTCTGGGTACACTTTTTCTGCTTCAGGAACGCCGTAGTCAGAAAGAAAACCAAGAAAACGTAATATCCAAAAGAGATGTTCGTCTGCGTTGAAAACGTTATCTTCCTCGTAGATGTAATCTGAATCTAGGTAGGTGTCATAAAGCGTTTCTTCAATGTTGAGCATTTTGCACAGATTAGTTAATACCACGACACTATCGCCCACGCTATCACGGATTTTGTCAGTGTCGTTTTTGTTATGCCCGCTGAATAGCTCACCGACTTCTTCAGAAAGCTTAAAGATTTGTTTTTGTACGGTTGATCCGTTGATGATATTACGGTCTTCCGCCCATTGTTCGATTTGTTGGATAAGTTGTTTCATTTGGTTTTCTCCATAAAATAAAACCGCCCATAAAGAGCGGTTGGTTGTGGTTAAAAGTTTGCTAATCGTTGTTGATTAAGCTGGGGTAGGGCTTGCTCAATGAATGGGTCAAGCCATACGTTAAATTCGTGTGCGATGTCGTAGCCCTTGGCGACAATCTCGTTTTTCAGAGCCACTAACAATATGAAGATCCGTTAGAGAATAAAGATTTTCGTAAGTACGAATAGATGTTTTTAGAATGGTTAAGTTTGACATATTATGCCCCTTGATTTTCAGTTAGTCTTTCGATCAACCTTAGTAGGGTTGATCGGGCTTCAACTACCAAATCAAGCTGGCGGAGCTTATTTCCCGAAGGTATTTTATTAGGCTCTCTCGACCCGACCACTGAAATCCTCAGATCTGAGGAATTACAAATTTTAGGCATAAAAAAACCGCTTTTATTGTCGGAGCGAGAAACCGACTTGATTTAGTAGTGCGGTTATCTTAATCCGAAAGGGCGGTTTTTGTCAATAGGATTTACTCGTCCATCAAGTCTTTTGTTTTTTGTGGAATATCTTTAACTTGTCCTTTAATTCCATCAATCGCTTTATCTAAGCGTTTTCCTACACCGTCTATAATGGTTTCAAGTGGTGTAGAGTTTAAATCTCGCTCAAATACTTTTGTTGGATTTGAACCTAAATTATCAACTGCAATTTGTAATAATTGCTCTTCTAATTCAGGAGACTGCTCTTGTACTTGTTTACGGTAACCTTCAAATGCCATTGCAGAAGAGTATTTATAGCCATAATCTTCACGCAAGCGGAATAAATAGGCCCGTTCTTTCGATTTAATCCAAGCGACAATTAAGAATGGCAAGGATATAGCTGATTTGGCAAAGAATTGCACCCAATCAAATTGGGTGTGAATTTGCCCTTCGGGTAAGGCGTGGGTAATTAAACTTGAATTAAATCCCCATAATGAAATGCCTGCGGTGATAATAAGTGCTCCAATTAGAAAACCGTCTGCCCATTTCATCTTTGTGTTAATGTCGTCCATTTGTTTTTTGAAAGAACCTGCCATACTTGCTCGGTTGGCATCATCGATGATTTCTTGAATATCTTGTTTCTGTTTATTGAATAATTTAATCATTTCTTCAATCTCCTTATGGTATTGCTCTATTTTGGGTTTATTGGTTTCAACCGTGCTTGCAAAGGTGGTGATCTTAGCAAGGTTACTTTCAGCCGTTTTGGCAAAAGTGGCAATATCAACACAGTGTTCGTCTGCTGTGCTATACCATTCTGCAATATCGTCAGTTTGAACTTTTGCTGCTTTGTAGGACTTTTCGAGTGCTGAGAGACTGGTTTGTAACTTTTCAAATTCAGCCTTATCTTTGGTAAGTTGATTTTCTAAGGCAATATGTTCAGTAAGATTTGCTTTAATTTTCGTAATATCGGCTGAGATAGCTTGGCGTTCTTCTTCTGTTCGGAATTCACCTTTAACTTCAATAAGGTAGGTTTCTTTTATTAAGCGTTTGAATGCGATGAGATAACCAATAAAGCGAGTTTCTTCGTTACTGCGCCATTCTGTTTTTGTTGTTAATTTCGATATATTGTTAATAAGTGTTAGAGCGCGTCTTTTAAAAAAGGCAATTTCAATGGGGTTATTTATTTCAGTAAATTTATCTATTTGATTATAAATAGTTTCAATTTCATTAAGTATATTGGCGAGTGTAATTGTTTTTAAAAAAACATAATCATTATTGAATTCCTGTTCAATTTGATGTTTTAATTTTGTTAATGCTGTTTTAATTGTTTTCATTTCATATTTCCCTGAAATTCAGATACAAAAAAAGCCGTTGGTGGACGGCTTGGATTGGGATAATGTTAAGCTGAATTGGGGGCGGTGTCAATATGGAATAAAAAAGCCTACGAGGTAGGCTTATTCATTCTCTTGTTGTTGCTTTTCTAAAACACTTGCTTTGCCTCGTCCAAATCCTGCCCAGTAACCAGCAAGTAATGCACCACCGATTTTTAGCATTTCTAATGCAAAATCTGTTTTATCTGTGTACATTGCAATAACCACAATAATTGTGATAACAACAACACCTACACCAATTAAGATATGGCGTTGTGAATGAAGTTTAGAAACTGCAGTAATTTGTTGAGTGCGATCGCCTTTTTGAGCTTCAATACTTGCGAGTGCAATTTTCTCATTAGATTCAATGCGTTTCCGTTCAAGCTCTAATTCCTTTTCTTTTACAGCCTGATTCGCTTGTTGAACCTTCACAAGATCTCGCATTGTAGCAAGAAGTTGTGCGTCCGTTGGTTGTGGGTTTTTATTATTCATTAACGTACTGGACAAAGCTGTGGCGTTTTATAAGTGATTTGGAATGAACCATAACCACCAGAGCCAATTTTAGGTGGAACAAAAGTAACATTCTGGATGTTGTTACTTACTGTGGATTTTCTCGCTTCGTTTAAGTACTGTTTCGCTGAAACGTTGCGAACCTTTTTAGGTACAAGCAGTGGCGTTTTAGTCATATGAAATACCTTGTTTGAGTGATGAAAATCCCTTGTGAAATAAGGATTTTATATAAAAAAACACATTGAGGTGGTTGTAAACTTTCTGTTGAAAGCACGGCTATCTTAATCCGAAGGGGGGCGGTTGTCAAATACAAAAGCCTGCGGAAATAGCAAGCTTTGTGGTTATTGTTTGGGTTTATCTTCGTCAATCCATTTTTCTGCAAGCCATTCAAACTCACAAAACAGTTTATTGTTGTTATTTTTAATACGACGCAATTCCATAATATAGGGTTTCAACGTATTCCAGTCAGTGATTACGCTACTTTTACTCATTCGTTTATAAACGGCTTCATCAAATAAATTCTCTTTGATGCCAACACAAATAAATTCAATCGAGTTGAGAATATCAAGTACGATGAAATTTTGTCGATTTGTTTCATCTGTTGCTTCTGCATGTTTTTCGAGGGAGCAAGCTAAGCTCGTGAAGTTTAGCCCCCCATCACGCATTTTCATATAAGATTTTCGGCGTTTGCGGTAATAGGCATTATTGCTATTGCTGATAAGTAATTCGATAGTTGCTTTTTGTTTGTGCTGTTTTCGTAATTCTTTCAGTTGTGACCACGCAAAATAGGCTAGGTAACCTGTGAATAAACAAGTTCCTAGCCCTACAAGCAGATTAATATCAAAGTTAAAGTTACTAAAATATACCAGCATTTCATTGGTGGTAGGTTGAGGCATTAAACTTCCCATCCTTCATTTAGTGAAAAACCGTCCCAACCTTCGTTAATTGATTTAGACATTTCATTACTCCTAATTTAAAACTAAAATACACAAAAAAAGCCTGCAAATGCAAGCCCTGTCACGTTCCGTATTTTAAAAAAGCACTTTCTGTTGAAAGTGGGGGTATCTTAAATTAAAGGGCGGTGGGTGTCAATTAGATTTTATTCATCGAACCATTGAGTTTCAGAATTTTATAAATAACAGGCTCTTCTTCGATATATTCAACCAATACATCCACCAAGAAGATTTTGTGATAAGGGTATTCTTCGTTGATGATCATGGTGTCTTTAAGTGATTTATCTTCAAATCGCACTCTTACTGGCTTTGATGAAATCGCAGGGATAATGGCTCTGTCGTGAGCTTTGCTTTGAGCGTCTGCGGTGGACGACCAATAAAGCGTGGTGTTTCGTAAGGTATTTTCTTCACGCTCTTTGAGGAGTTTCAATTCTCGGTTAATGTTATTTTGAGCTAGCCCTGCCATTGCATTGTCGGCGTGTAGATGAATATGCACATCGCCTTGATTATTCGATACTTGTAGATTGAATTGTGCTTTGGGGTCGATAGCGATAGGTTCTAAAATATTATTGGCATTTTTTAACATTGCCGGTGTAAGTCGTTCAGGCTTTTCGCCTTTATTCATTGCCCAGTCTAAAATCATTTTGAGATGTCCTCCAAATTCGAGAATGGCATTACCCTGTTCAATTATCGGGTAGGTGCTTGAAACCAGTGCGGCAAGCTCAACAAGGAAACAGCCTTGTGTGATTTTTTCCACATAAATATGCTGTTCGCAAGGCTCAATTTCAATTTTGTTGTCTTGGATAAATTGGCGGTATTCTGCAGCTATCCCTTCCATACTTTGGCAAAAGGTAGAGAGTTGTAGCGGTTCACTGTTATCAATTTCGATGAGTAGTTTCATATTTTTGTCTATTGTGTAATGTGTTTCAGCTACCATACCGCACCTCAAATTTTGGATACAAAAAAAGCCGTGTTAGACGGCTTAGATTGAGATAATGTTAAACTGAAAGGGCGGTGGGTGTCAAATACAAAAACATTAATTATTTTAGTTTAACCTTAAAAATATCTTGATTATTTATTTGGTTTAACCTAAAATATGCTTGTTTTCGGAATGGTTCTGAAAATGAGAAGCCCAGCTTTCACTGGGCCACTAAATGGAGCTAGGATATGAAGATTTTCAGAGTTCTAATCCTAGTTACCGTAGTATTACTCACCTGTTGTTCAGGTACGGTAGTTTAAGGTAACTCCTGAAGGGGGAAGGTCGGATGTCCCCCTGACGGCTCCAACTATAAGCCTTTTGGCTTAAAAGATCAACAAGGAATTTCTATGCAAACTGAAAAACGCTCTCGTGGTCGCCCAAAATCTGGTTTAACTCTTCAGGAACTGCAAGCAAGAAGCGAAGCTAAGCGTGGGGTTAAGCTCAAAGGCTTTAAACTTCATCAAGAAACGATTGAGCTTATTGAACGCCTTGCCGAGCAACACGGTATTTCACAAACACAGGTGATTGTGCAAGCGGTTGAGTTATTTAATCAGAAAGGGGCGTAATGCCCTTTATTCTTTCATTAGCGCCATCCAAAATAGAGTTTTCCCTAGTTTTTGTTTGACTACACTTAATTTCAGGTTGATGATGCTGAGAATTAAGCATAAACACGTTAATGAAATCAACCAGCTCATCTGCCTAGTCCCCATTAAAAATTAAACCCCTGCCCGTGTGTTACGACCTTTTCGATTTCTTCGTAGCGGCGGACGTTAAATTTCTCAAACTCTAATACTTTGACTAGGCTTTCTGCTTTAGCCTTGAGTTGTTCGAGTTCTTGCTGTTGTTTGAAATTCTGTGCGACAAGTTCTGAAATGTGTTCGTTTGCTCGAATAACGGCAAGGGCTTGCCGTGAGCAGAGTGTTATATAATAGTTTAACTGCTTACGCAGTTTGAAAGGATTGAGGGTTTTCATAGTGGTTCCTTTGGTCAATCGAGTTAGTTAAGAATTCTACTTTGAGCAACTTCGATCAGTAGTTTGTATTCGTGATGGGTCTTGTCATCGTGGACTTCTTTTGATTTTGATAAAAACTCGTCCACCGTGCCTGTAAAGCAACCACGAGTAACAATTAACCCAAATTTTCCATTAAAGACCGTAAGCGTTCCATTTTCTGAGCCTACATTACTTGCCCAAAAAATCATTTTGCGTTCAGAGATAACTGCAAAAGATCTCACCCGAGCATCACCGAACACCCGAGCGATATCGTACACCCGAGCATCACCGCACACCCCAGCGTTACCGTACACGCAAGCGTCACCGTACACCCGAGCATCACCGAACACCCAAGCGTTACCGAACACCCAAGCCTTACCGTACACCCCAGCGTTACCGTACACGCAAGCGTTACCGAACACCCAAGCCTTACCGTACACCCGAGCATTACCGTACACCCGAGCATTACCGTACACCCAAGCATTATCGTACACCCCAGCGTTACCGTACACGCAAGCGTCACCGCACACCCGAGCATTATCGTACACCCAAGCATTACCGCTATGATCTAAATTCTTTTCGGTTTCGATATAACCGCCTAATTGGCCTGCTCCAACTAAACCAAATGTAATAAGTGCTTTAATTCGATAGAGCGTTCTGCCTAAATGTTCTACTGTGTCATCTTTGAGTAGTTCGTATTTCTTTTGTGTAGTTTGTTCTGTCATTTTTAATTTCCTTGCAATAAAAAACCGCCTGTATTGCTACAAGCGGTTGGTTTTCGTGAAAATGTTGCAATAAAAAAGCCACCGTAAAAACGATGGCTTTTCTTAAAACTTCTTGAGTTTGTCAGTACACTAATCTATAATGCACTTGTTTTCAGCAATGGTGCTGAAAACGAGCTGGGTCCGACCTTAAATCTAACCCAACTTTTGGAGGGATAACATATGCTTTACCGCATTATCCTAGTTATCATTCTCTTAGTAATTAGCTTGCCGGCTTACTAAGTTGAATGAACTAAGCAGGGGGAGAAATCTCCCTGCTCTTCAAAACTGATATTAAGGATTTATTATGGCATTGTCAAGAAGTGAGATTGTGGCTCGCAGTGATGCAAAAAAGGGGATGCAAGCCAAAACCTATAAACTTCCGCAAGCGTTGGTGGCTGAAATTGAGTTGTTAGCCAAACAGTGCGGTATCTCTCAAGGATTGTTAATTGCTCAAGCCGTTGAGCTGTTTAAGCAATCGCAGAAAGGGGCGTAATGCCCTTTATTAAAACGCCCTCAAAACTAAGGGCGTTGCCATTAATTCACTTTCAACGCCTTCAGCGTTTCAATAAATTGCGGAATGTACTTATCAAAGGCTTTCATCAACACAGGATCGGGGTTTTCGGTGTGGATAAAAAGCGTTTGTTTTTGATATTCAGGGCAGTAGCTGACAAAATCCCAACTGTCATAACCCGTAACCCATAAGGCGACTTGTACCTGTATGATGTACTCGCTGGGTACCACGCCCTCAATGATATATTTGATGTGGGTTTTCATTTTGGGGCATTTGATTTCTAAGCCTTTTCGTAAGGTTGGGATAAGTCCATCGGGGCTTACCATCATATCTTTGTCGGCATTGCGATATACACCACCAACCTGAACAACATCATTGCCTGTGGCGAACTCATACGCCATTCTTGCTTGTTCTTCAAGCTGATTACCTCGCAACATATCGCTGGATTTAAAGCCTTCTGTTAAGCCCTCAATGCTTTCTGCGACCAGTTCGGCAAGGTAGCTTGTCCACGCACTTGATTTTTTACCGCTTGGGGTGACGATATTTGACACCCCTGTTGCAGTAGGAATACCTAATCGTGCGGTGAGCCATTCTTCTGTGCCTTGCTCACAGTTGAGTGTGATTAGGTTTTCTATCATAACGGTATATTTTCCCCTAGGTTTTCGCTTTGTGCATGTGATTTATCAACACGCTCATTCAAGATTTTGATTAAATGTTCAGCTTTGTCTTTCGGTAGTTGATCAAGGCTGTTTACACCATAGTACGCAATAGCTTTGGCGACATCGGTTTGTGTAATTTGGATAAGTTGATCGAGTTGTTGGCGTTGTTCATCAGTGATCCTAACAACGCCATCTACATCGATTACGGTTTGTTGTGGTGAAGCTGGATTAATAGGCTCTTCAGTTATCTCATCAGCAGTGATTACACCGCCCAATTCATCAGGAAATGCTTTACGCAATGCACCCGCTTCAGCACATTTAGCAAGCTGCCCTCGAGGGCGTTTCGTCCACATTGAATTAACTTTATATTTTCCTGTTCGTTGTTTGCCTTCCCATATTTCTGTTATTGCACAGGCTTCAGTAAAATACTCAGTATGAGAAAATGCACAGCGTTCACCATTAACAAAACGATAAACAGTTACTTTGCACCATTCAGGAGCATTCACACCAAGATATTCTATAGTATCGCCAAATACAGGATCATCTTGCCCTGCCATTTGCCTGGTACGAAATGCTGTAATTCGTTGTTCATAAATACCCGGCATAATTACATCACGCCATTTTTTTTCTCCTGTTTTTGCATCCGTTACGCTCATTGGCACAATATGACAAGGTTTCTTGAGAATATCCATTTTACGAGCCTTGCAATAATCAATCGCAAGTAAAATACTTTCGTCTTTCGCACCAGGGAAAATGCTGTTTTGTAATGTACTCCATACTGCGTGGTCTATGCCACGTTCAGAAAGTGCGGTTTGAATGTTGGATGGTAAGTTTGTTGTCATAATTTATCCTTATTTTGCTTTATTAAGTGAAACACAATCCCCAAACTTCGCTTTAAGCTCACGAGCAATATTAACAGCTTGGGATTGAATGGTTTGATTTAATCGAATGGTTATCACAAAATCCCCTAAAGGCTCTGTGGTTTCCGTTTTTGCAAAATCCTGTGGATTTTCGACCGCTTGTTGCTGTGCCATTTCATCTGCAATAGCTTTTGCCTCCGCTTGAACTTTTTCCGCCTCAGCTTTTGCTTTAGCCTCTTGTTCTGCCTTGGCTTTAATTTCCGCCTCTCTCTGTTCTTCTTCGGCAATGCGTTGCTGAATGATTGGCTCTAACTCATCATCTCCTGCAATCAACATTAACCAGTCTTTAAACAGGTATTCGTAATGAATTGGAATGAGCTTTCTGCGTGCAGAAATTCGAGCTGCCTCTGCTCCGATTTCTGCGGTAATGGCGGTTTCTTCGGCGTTCACCGCACTTGTTAAAGTTGCCAGTGTACTTCTACGTTTAGTCGCATCTTCAAGGCGTTTTTTGATATTTTCCTTTGGAATATTACGCTCAAGGGCAAGCGATACATCGCTTTCGTGACTGCCTTTGATTGTTAAAATTCGTTCAAAGGCTTGAGAGATAATACTTTCTTTAATCTCTGCTTTTCGGTTTTTGACCACTTTTTCACGGTTTAAACGTTCTTGTCTGAAACGTTCAGCGATTTGTTCTGCTGTCGAAATTAACTCTGCGATTTCTCCGCTATGCGTTTGTTCAATCGCTGTGCGGATTTTATCTTCAATTTCTTTAAGCTCTTTCACTTCGCTATCTGCCTTAGCAAAATCGTCATCGGTTTCAAAGGTGGTCGTGAGCGTTGCAAGGTAGGCGTTAGCTTGTTCTTCAAAGGTTTTGATGTTGGTTGAAAGGACTTTGCTTTCGGTGGATAGAATTAGGTCTAGCATTTTAAAATCTCTCTTTAGTCAATAAAATGATTAATATCAGGGTCTTTACAAGCTTTTGCATAACGTTTCCAGACGGGCAAGTCTGTGTCATCGTCATCATCCCTGTCGTATTCGTAATTTTCTTTTGCGATAGCTCGTTCAAGGTCGTCCATTCTGTTGCTCCTGTGTTTTCTTCACCATTTCCGCTAATGCTCCGAACATCTGCGGTTCAAGTACAATCGTGTTGGCGTTGGCTCTTCTGTCTAGCATTAGGCGGACATTGCCGTTTTTATCTACGAGATAGCCATTTAAGCCGTAAGGGGTAAATGGTTTTCGTTTGGGCTGTGATGGCTTCGGCTTCGGCTCAACTTGTTCTGTTGGTGCTGTTTCAATCTCAACTTGTTCTGTTGGTGCTGTTTGCTCAACCTGCTCCGCTTCGATAATTGTTCCTTTTAGCCCAACTTTTTTAGTTTGCTCAATTACAATCGGGATATGCCCTTTGATTTCAGGGTAGTGAGGGATAGCTCTTTTACCGACTAAGCCTTTTTGACTGTTATATCTATCAATGGCTTTGTTTAAATTTCGGATAGCAAGAATTTCCGATGTCATTGGTACGCCTTGAAACTCTAGATGTTTATCCACCCACATTTCACCGAAGTATTTTTTATTTGGGTTTTGTAAAATTTGAAGTTTGATCATCTTTTTGCTCCTACAATCAGTTTGTTAAGTTGGTTTTGGTTATGTTGTTTAATCAGCTTCACATCTTCACCTGTAACGTTATCAGGCGGTGGAAGATGTAGAGCTAATGCGTTGTAATTTACCTCTTCAGGGGTGATTTCAGCTTGTTTGAAGTCATCTTCCGTCCAAATCTTTTCTGCTTGGAAATTGCTTTCTACGGGCAGAGTAGAGACAAGCTCAGGCTCTTCACAGCCAGTTAAACTTCCGCCTGTCACAAAGGCGATAAGCAAGGCACCGAGTAGGTATTTCAGGTTGAGTTTTTTGATAAGTGTCTTCATTTTTTATTCCTTTTGTTGAATTTTGGGTGTGAGAAACCACCGCAGGCTTTCGGGGAAAGTGCGGTGGGGTTGGGTTTTGGGTTTAATTAAGTTTTAATCGTGATTTGATACGCTCAAATTCAATCGGGTTACTTTCCTTAAACGGTTCGATAAGGCGTTTAAGGATTGGTAAGTTTTCATCAATGAGGCGTTTGTACTCTCGATGATGGCTGTACACCGCAGGGTGGAAGTTTGAGCCGATGGCTGCTAGGGGTTGTTCGAGTTCGCCTAGTAGGTCGTTCATATTGCGGTGTGAGATAAGTAACCAAACGAGGCTGTAGATTTCCGCACCGGTAAACGATGCCGGATAGCGGACTTCGGGTTTTACAAGCGGTTGGTTTTGTTGTTCATTTTGCAAAATTTCACGGTCGAGAATATCCAGCACCCATTTGCGGAACTCTTTGGCGACTTTGGTTCGGGCGAACATTGCGATTAGGTGACAACCACGCAGACTGAAAATTCTCTGCTCAATTTGGCGGTTAGAACCGTTAATGCCATTCGTAGTCAAATTGACTACGGTTGTCATATCGGCAGTAAATTCATCAGCATTTCTTTCATAAATTTTAGCAATAGAATTAGTATGTTGATATTGTAAAGCTAATGCTAAATCACTTGATGAAATATAAGTTTGGTTGTTACGTTGGATCGCAGTTAATGCTACGTTTTGGAAAGTAAGTTGATTTGACATAATTTTGTACCTTTCGTTTTAGTTCAGTAGTCGATCACTTAGTAGGTGATCGGGCTTCAACTACCAACGAAAGATGGCGGAGCTTATTTCCACAAGGGTATTGTATTAGGCTCTCTCGACCCGATCATAACTGATCGCTACCTAAATTTTAGGTACAAAAAAAACCGCTTTGTATCGGAGCGAGTAACCGACTTTCGTTGTGTAGTGCGGTTATCTTAATCCGAAGTAGCGGTTTTTGTCAATGGGATTTACTCTGTTTCCGAGATTTTAAATTGAACAGCAACGAGAGAGTAATCATCAATAGGTGATTTCTCTATTCTTTTTTGTAAGGTTGCTGAAAATTTCACAATGCTATTCATCGTTTTTTCAGAGAAGCGTGGGCGATGTTCCCAAAAATGATGAGCACCGTCTGACATAATGTAGATGGAGACCTCATTATTCTCATCCTTAATTTCTGACATCGGAATAAAGAATTCATCTGGTTTCATTTCGACTTGTGTAGAAATTGCCGTGGTGATGACATTTTTTCCTGATAGCTCTTTTAATTCTTTCTTTGTATAGATTTTTTCATCAAATAACTTTTGATGAGTTGTGTGATCTTTCGTTTTTTGGCGAAGTTTATTACCTTGCTTTATATATAGACGACAGTCACCAATATGCCCTATGCACAATCCTTCTTGTGTTAAATAACCAAATGTTAAGGTTGTAGATGCTTGGTTATATTCTGGGTCAAGTTTTTTAATTTCAGCCAAACTAGCGGAAAATACATTATTGTAAGCTAGTTCTAGGTTTTTGATCGCGATTCTGGAGGCAATTTCTCCGCCTTTGTATCCTCCAACACCATCAGCCACTGCAAATAAGTAACCGTTATTGTGTTTAGTGCAAGATAGAATATGATCTTGATTTTGCCGTATTTGTTCTTTTGGAAAAGAGAATGATGCACTAGCAATTAAGTTAATCATTGAATTATTCCCCCATCAAATGATTTATATCATTAATAATTTCTTGCACTGACATATACCTATCTTTAGGTTTTCTAGCTGTACATTTTTGCATGATTTTATCATATTTAGAGTCTAGCTGTAATTCTTCCATTACAACACCGATAGCAAAAATATCAGATTGTATTGAATAATCACCGCCACTTAAAATTTCTGGCGACATATACTGTGATGTCCCCATTTTTTGTCCAATTTGCGTAAGAGCAGTAGATGCACTATTTAGATTTTTGATTAATCCAAAATCTGAGAGCTTATATTCTCCATTTGGATATTTTAGAATGTTTTCAGGTTTTATATCTCTGTGAAGGAACCCTTTTTTATGGAGATAATTCAGTCCAGATAGCACCATTTTCAATATATTCAATTTGTCTGAATAACTAAGTCTTTGAGAACTATCCAAATAGCTGTTTTTCTCAAGCGTATCTGCTAAACTTTCTTCTGCAAGTTCCATAATAAACCAAGGCTGTTCTCCAAGAGAATACATACAAATATGGACAATATTACTATGAAAACATTCTGCTTGATATATTACTTCTCTCTTGAAACGTTCTTTATATTCATCAAGTTCTTGTGAATTTTGTACTCTAGGTGAAAAATGCTTTCGTGCGAATTCTTTAGATATTGTTTTTGATTTATTATAGACGGCAACTCTTTCTACCGTTCCAAAACTACCATTACCAATTTTATCGACAGGCTTTATCCAATAATTTCTAAATTCTTCCATACGTTTTCCTTCAGAGCAGATACAAAAAAAGCCGTTGGTAGACGGCTTGAAAGTACAGTTATCTTAATCCGAATGGGCCGTAGGCGTCAATCCCACAGACTGAAATCCCCTTGTTTAGCGGGTGATTTTTCGTTAAGCCCAAAGCAATTCAGCCAATCGCACTTTTTCTTTAAATTCATTGACGGATTTTTTAGCGTACGTCAATGAATAAGAATGTTCTCGTTTTTCAGGGAATTTTTTTAGGTCCGAATGTTTGTCTTCTGCCTCTTTTAGCTTATGTTTGAAATACTCAAGACTTTCAGGCATGGATAAATCAATTTTTTCAGCCATGGATTCCCAGTATGCAATTTTATCGGCATAACTTTCGGCTTTTTTCATTTCTTCAACAGCCTTATCCATTCTTTTAGCATTACGTTCAATCAAAGCTCTGTGTCGTTTTTCGCTGTGATGTCCGATTTTTATTGGCTCAGCAAGACTTAAAAAGTCACGCCCCTCATTAGCCGCCTCACAATATTGATTACTGCGTTTTGCGGCGTTATCAGCATATTCTTGATAACGTTGTGCTTTCGCTGTGGCTCGAGCTTGACTATCCAACCCATCACAACGCACAAAAGAGTAAAAATAAAATCCCCCTTGTTGTTTAACGAGGTTGTGTATTTCAACCTCTGTTTCATTGCCGTATTTACTTGTCACGGTAATAATTTCGTTCTTTTCGTGCTGCTCTTGGCATTTTGCTAAAAATACGTTTGGGCAGAACTTTGCATATGTATTCATTTTTTTACCTCAAAAAAACACCCACCTGTTACAGTGGGCTAACGTAGCGGATCATCATTATGATTACGGGTGTTTTAAGTGCTTACCGCATACACTTTTGTTTGTTGCCATTCAGAACCGCTCTCCAAGACAATCAAGGAGAAAATTGTCTAGTGTTAGCAAGAGAACGGTTTTGAATGGCGACCGCAGAGAGACTCGAACTCTCAACCTACTGCTTAGAAGGCAGTTGCTCTATCCGATTGAGCTATGCGGTCGATTTTACTTGCGTTTGTGCTACCTGATTCACTGCCAGTGCTTAACCTTTCCACAAGTAATCACACCGCTTGAGCTATGGCTTTCACATAGCTTGTTGATACCATCTCACCTTTGGCAAGCGGTGCGTTTTTGTCTAAATTGTGTCGAGATGAAATAATGGAATTAGCCGCCTTTTTGGAGTAATCTACGCATTAACCTTGCTATTTTTGAAAGCGGGTTTTCAGGGATATATACTGAAAGATGTATCTCGCCATCAACGGTCGCTTGGGACATTGCTTTGACTTTTTCTTGCGCCTCTTCAAATGAGTTGGCATAAACTTCTGTTGCCCACTTCTTTCCGCCGAAGCTATAAGAAACAGCATAGCATTTCATTTTTTCTTGCATAAGGAGTTACCTCTATGTATTTTCAAATTTTCCAAGGTGTTAATGGTCAGTGGTATTGGCGATTGTGTCGCGTTTTGTCTAGTGGCTTGATTGATATTATTGCAACAAGCCATCAAGCCTATTCAGATAAATCTGTTTGTGAAATTGATATTATGAATGTCAAACTCACAAATGCTACAACGCCAATTCGTTATATTTAACCTTAAGTCCTGTTAGAGCAGGGCTTTAAATCCGTATCAACTCCCGACAACTACGTCTGATTTTCTCTTTGGCTCGAACTGTTGTTGGTTTGATTTTGCCTTTGTTGCAAGCGTAATTTGCAATATCAATCATTTTTTTGCTTGGTCTTTCAAGGCAGGCTATATCTACTCTTGAAAGGGTGTTAGCGGTCTGTTTTTTGCGATTTTTTGCGAACATTCTCGCTAGTCTGCCAGCTTTACCCGTTGTGCGAACTTCTGCTTTTTCGCAGTATTTGTTGCTTGTTGGGTTACGTTCGATAATGATTTTAGTCATTGCCGTGTCCTCTGTTTGTTGCCATTCATAGCGACACTTGTCTAACATTTCCTTTCCGATCTCAATTCGTTGTAGATAAATCCGCATTGATGTGAGATGTTCCAGTTCTCTGTAAATGTCGCTATGAATAGCAATTCCTGTTTGCCTCAGCCCCACTGGTACAGGCGACCAACCTTGTTTGGTGATGTGGGTTATTCGTGTTGTTAAAGAGCATTGAGCCGTAGCTCGTTTTGATGGGTGTATAATACACTATGTATTTTATAAGTAAATACCAAATGTATTATTTTTCGCAATAAAAAATACAAAATGTATTTAATTGATTGATTTTAAAGGAAAATAAATTTTGTGAAGTGTGTTTGATTGCTTGTTTTTTAATCATTTTCTTGGTGTCAGGAAGATGTTTTTGCAAAAAAATGATGGAATGTTACCGCTTGTTGTGAGTGTTAGGTGGGGGTAGTTAGTGTAGTATGGAGTAGTTAGTAGTAGATTTTAGGCAAAAGAAAACCGCCACAAATGGCGGTTTAGGTCTGTTCTTCTTTCATTACTTTCTCTGCGATGTCAAAAATTAATTTTTGAATGGTGAGGAAGTTGATAATGAAGTAAATTAAGCTAATCAAAGAAAACAACAATGCGACAGTTTCTGGATTGAATATTATTGTAAGTTCAATCGCAGAAAGCGTATGGCTATGAACAATCTGACTTATTAAGAAGGTGATTGTTGCTAGTGAGAAATACATCAAAAAGCTATTTCTTACATTTGCGATGTTTTCTTTGACCCGTTTAAATATCTGTGGATTTTTAATGGCACTTGGATTAAAGGTACAAACGATCCCCATTCCAATAGAAAACATAATGCCAGATAATGTGTAAATGGTGGGCACAACAGCCTTATACACACCTTCTTCGGGTGTGTATAAGGAAGATAGAACCAATGCACCTACTAATGTAGTAAGGCTAACGACAATCCATTTAATTTTTACCTGCATTTTCAAGTTCTTTTATAAAAAGCTCCATTTGTTGGAAAAGTGTCTGTTCGTTTAGTTTTCCCGTATCTGTGGTATCTACTTCGACCTGTTTTGTTCTTTGAAGTTCACTGCCAGTTACCGATGTACCATTACGAGTTTTGAATGAGATATTATCTAAATCAGACACAGGTTTCAACATTGCTGAAAAAACTTTCTTAATCTGATCTGGTGAGTTTTTGGTCGGTTTCTTAATTTGTATAAGTAACTTAGCGGAAACAAGTTGACTGAAATCAATATCATCAAAATCTTCGGCATCGACAAAGAATTCTTTGATATGTTCAACTGCAAGGTGAGTAATATCTTTAAACCGAGAAACCATTGATGACCCTGAATTGTCTTGTTGCGTTGCATCAAGATTTACACTGTTATCGTTATTAGGATCTTGAATAACAAAGGATCGAATATTACTTAAATCATATTCTTCTTTTAGTTCAATCACAGGATTGAGTTCGATTAATTCATTTAGTAGCCAGTTTAGGTAGGTTTGTAAGCGTGTAATCGTCGTTCTTCCTGGTAAATTTGTTACTACAAAACGATTGGAAAGTAAAAAATAGTAGTGGTTTTTATAGATGGCACTGGTATTAAGTTTTGTATTGAGTAAATCGCTGATCGAAAAATTGGCTTTTTGAAAGAGCTTTTCATCAATATGCTGCACATTATCCCCTGGTGCAATCCGTAGCATTGTGGCAAAAACCAATTGGTCTTTCTCTGTATTGAAGTGAGAGATTAAATCTTCTTCTTTTTTCGGGTCATCTTCACTTAACAGCATTCTTCTTTCATTGCTCGATTGTGAATTATCGAGTTTCTGCTTTAATAAAACCGCAATTTGAAGAGGTTTGCTCACTGTGTTATTTACAATTTCAAAGGCTCTAAGTTTTACTTGTTTGTTCATTTTTTCTTCCCATCATCTACCAATAAAATTCAACAGTTGCTACAAGTAGCTTCTATGCTCAACCGCTACGCCTATAATACGAATGTCTTGTTTCATTGAACTGAGAGTTGGGAAATCTTGATTTAATGGCACTAGCTCAAAATGTGGATTGCCTGATGGTGATAACTCTCCAAGTTCACGATAACGTTTTAAGGTCGCTTCGCCATTGCCATTTACTGCTGCAACAAAATCGCCAGGATGTGGGCGTTTTCTGACATCAATCAACACTAAATCCCCTTCGCTGAATTTAGGCTCCATAGACATTCCTGACACTCGTAAAAAAAACGCATTTGGACCTGCGTCAATTTCTGTATCAATATAGTCATAGCCTTCTGAGTCTCTAAAATCATAAGTTTCTGTCCACATACCAGCTTGAATAGAGCTAACAAGAGGATAAGCTCGAGATTTTTTTACAGAAGTTGGGGTTATATTTGGATCGAAATCCTCAATAGTACCATCACCATTTAAGATAACCTTATTCACTCCTGTTAGATTTATCATTTGAGCAACTTCATTTACATTAGGCATTCTTCTTCCTGTAAGCCAATGACCAATAGCTCCCTGAGTCTTCCCCATTGATTCTGCAATATCATCTTGTCTTAGATTTTGCTCTTGCATTTTTTCACGTACATATTGGTTCCATTGTTTTTTCATACTACACCCACCTGAACAAAAATTAACTAATTATTACTTACCGTATTAAATATTCAAAATACAAAAAGTATTTTGTTTTTGACTTTATAAAATACCTTATGTATTATTAATGCATTTTTAATACAGGAGCTAAAAATGAACAGAATTTCTGAGTTCAGAAAAGCTGCCAACCTTACTCAAGTCGAAATCGCTAAATTGATCAATAAAACTCAAGGTGCTTTTGGTCATTACGAAACTGGCTTGAGAGAGCCGTCACTTAGTACAGCAAAAAAGATTGTGCGAGTACTTAATGAACACGGTGTTGCTTGTTCTTTAGACGACGTTTTCCCTGTTGGCAGTTAATTTACCCAAAGGAGTGCGCAATGGCACGCAATGAATTAAGCAAGTCTGCAATGAAGAATGCGGACTTAATCAGACAGAAGGCATCAGAGACGAAAGATGCTCAAGCGGCAGAATATGTTGGTGTAGATGCATCAACGATTTGTCGTTTTAAGGCAGAACATTTAGACAAATTCTGTGCTTACCTTGATTTTTTAGAATTGGAAGTATCAGAGAAAGGTTTAAATCGTTTGACAGACAGTGAACTGGATGCCCTCAAGCTATTTGCAGAGAAGGGCGTTCATGCTATTGGAAAATAAAAACCCACGCTGCAACGTGGGTTAGTTACGGAGGTTTTCACTTATGAATGAACATCATACCGAGTTGCATTCTAGCGAAAAATCGTCCTTTTGGCAAGAGATGGAGTATCGAAAGCGATGTTATGCCGAACTAGAGCGTCGTAATTTTGCAGGTAACGTGGACTATGACGAGATTTTTAACCAGATTGATAAGGATTTAAGCGATGAATGCAGTAGTAAAAGTTAAAGAAACACCGATTTTTAAGTTAGGCGAAAACAGACAATCACAAGAGGCTAGGAAAGTGAGTGTTGATGATGGATTTACGGCAATTCCAAATGAGCTTCTAAAGGCAATTTTACGCTCAAAAGTATTGGGCTGGAAAGGCTCTTACTTGTTGGCAACCATTCTTAAAACGCTTTCTTGGCATAAAGAAAGTGATTGGTTTACTCACTCTCAAGTCTGCGAAATGATGGGCATTGAACCAACAAAATATCATGTCAATCAACTTTCAGCAGCACGTAAAGAGCTTATCAAAGAGCAAGTCTTATTTGAAGATGGTAAAAAAACGGGTGTAAATCTAGATGTTTTTAACTGGGAAATGGTGAATCCCGAAAAAGTAGGGAGTTCCCGAAATAATAGGGAATTAGTTCCCGAAATTGTAGGGAATAAGTATCCCGAAAAAGTAGGGAACACAAAAGAAACTATTACAAAAGAAAAAATAAATAATACCCCCTTACCCCCTAAAGGGGAATCGGCTATCGCCGATGAACAACCGCAAGCGGTGAAATGTGAACAACATTCTGCAAAACCAGAAAAGATTAAATCACCGCCTATGGACTATCAGGCGGTAGCTGATTTGTATAACCAAGCTAATCAGAATTCGGGTTCAAGATTGCCGATGGTGGAAAAAATCAATGATGCTCGTCGGAAAGGGATTAAAAAATTAATGGCTGAGCTTAGAGAGCCAAGTTTGGAATGTGCTGAGCTGTATTTCAATGCGTTGTTTGCAAGCCTGCGGCCGTTTCATACGGGTGAAAATGGCGGTTGGGTGGCTAATTTTGATTGGGCAATTCGCCCTGCGACGGTGCTGAAAGTTCGTGAAGGAGCGTTGTGATGTCTGAAAATCTGCGAAAAATCACTTACGAGGTCGAGGTAAGTACCGTTGGTTCTCTGTTGAATGGTGGATTGACGGCTCAGGCGAGAGAGGTGTTGAGTTGGTTAAAACCTGAGATGTTTTTGACGTTCAAGCTAGGTGAAATCTATTCAAACATTCAACGCCAAGCGAGCAAGGATAATCTGATTGATATGTTGTTACTGAGTTCTGAGTACGGTGTTCAGCTTGCCGATATGGCGGAAACCATAAAATCAGTGGTGTCTGCATCAAACTTAACGGGATATGCTACGAAGGTTTTTAATTTCTATCAGCGTAGAGAAGTGTTGAAAGTACTTGTGAGCCTTGCTGGTGAGTTGAATTTAGCTCGTGATGAACAGTTAGATGCGATTGCAACAAAGGGCGTTGAGCATATTTCTGCGTTGCTGAATAAGAGTGCGAGTGTTGCACCTGCGGGAATGGGGAGTTTGCTTGATGGCTATTATCAACTACTGCAAGACAGGCATAAACCTGAATTTAAACAGCGTTTGTTGTTTACTGGTATTCAAGCCTTGGATGACATTTTGCAAGGCATTGATGAAACCGATATTTGTGTCGTTGGTGGGCGGTCTGGTAATGGTAAAACCGAAACGGCAATTACGTTTACGAAAAACATTTTAGAGCAAGGTGGTTCGGTGTTGTTTTTCTCTCTTGAGATGAGCAGACAACAAATTATGGATCGTCTGATTGCCAGTGCAAGCGGTGTTAATTCTGCAAAACTTCGTAATCCTGAATGGTTGAGTGATGAAGATTTTGCTCGAATGAGTGAGGCTACAAGTGTGATGAAAGATCAAAAGCTCTTTGTGGTGGATAAAGGAGCTTTGTCTGTTGAAGAGATTACGGCGATCACAGAAAGGCATTTGGCTGAGCATAAAAAGTTAAATGCAGTGGTGGTTGATTATATTGGTTTGGTTAATCATGGGGCGTTAGATGGGCGAGTGAACCGTACTTATCAGATCGGAGAAACCGTAGAGCGATTAAAGGCATTTTCTAAACAAGTTCACGTCCCGTTTATTTTACTTTCGCAGTTAAGCCGAGATGCAGAGGGTTCTACCCCAAATAATGCAAACTTGAGTGATTCCAAGGCGTTAGAGAATGTTGCAAGCCAAATCATTATGGTTCACAACCAGCGAGATAAGGAAACAAATGAACCTGCGAGATATACGCATTGGATTGTGACAAAGAACCGTAACGGCAAGGTTGGGACTGCTTATGTTGAGTTCCAAAATGGACGATTTATTGAATGTGATCAGGCATTGGCTTGGGAATCTTTCCAGAAGAAAAATGAACAACAGAGAAGAGCGAATAAGGGGTTTTAGGTGAGTTTGGATTTTATTAAGAAGGTAGGTGGGTATTTTAGAAAAGAGCAGGTTGGTAGGTAAGGAGGTTGGTAGGTATGGAGCATAAGCAAAAATACTTTTTACGCACTGAGCAAATCAAAAACAATGCCCTTGAATTTGTGAAAGCGTTGCCGATAGATGAGAAAAAGCCGTTAGTGATTGATGTGAAGCCTATTACTCGTAACCTTGAGCAAAATGCCAAATTCCACGCAATGTGCGGCGATATTGCTAAACAGGTGCAATTTAACGGCGAATGGCTACCGCTTGAAGCGTGGAAGGTTCTTTTAATTTCTGCTCACGCAGAAGCAACGAAAGAAGGCTCTCGTTTGGTAACAGGTTTAGAGGGTGAATTAGTGAATATCCGTGAAAGCACTGCTGACATGAGCGTAAAACGAATGGCAAGTTTAATCGAATATGCAACTTCGTGGGGTGTTTCTAATGGGGTGCATTTTAATGACAGATGGAATTTTTGGGGGGTGAAATGATGGAAATTAAATCTTTTTCTTTTGGAAAATTAATTGCGGATTTAGCTATTGTTGGTGGCTTTGTTTATTCGCACTTGTATCTCACGGATAGTGCAGTAGTAAATGTTTATATTTGGGCTTTCTGGGCATTTTCTATTTTAACTTTAATGTCTGCGTTTATTAAGCCCACTAAGTTTTTGTTCACGGAAAACAGAGCCAAGCAAATGATTATAAGTGAGTTAACTATTAGCTTGGTCTTGGTTTATTTTGGGTATCCAGTATTAGCTACGGTCGGTTTTATATCAACTCTTGCTTATGCTGGCTGTAGAACTGTAAAGAACAACAAGAAAACAGGTAAACACAATGAGTAGTTACTTCTGCCCAAACTGCCAATCAATTCTTAAAGACTGGCGTAGGTTTTCTGAAAAAGTCAGAGATTGATAAGGTAAAACCGTTTGAATGTACTGGCTTGAAGTGCACTAAGCGGTGGAGTGAGGAAGAATTGGAGGCATTTAATGATAAAGCCGAAAGTGAAAAAGCGTAAATGCAAATGCTGTGGTGGTGAGTTTAAGTCTGCGGATAGCTTTAGAAAATGGTGTAGTGCTGAATGTGGTGTGAAACTTGCCAAAATAGCCCAAGAGAAAGCTCGTCAGAAAGCCATAGAAAAGCGAAATCGAGAAGAAAGGGCAAAGATTAAAGCAACGAGAGAACGCTTAAAATCTCGTTCTGAATGGCTTAAAGACGCTCAGGCTGTTTTTAATGAATACATTCGTTTACGAGATAAAGATGAGCCTTGTATTTCGTGTCAGCGTTTTCATCAAGGGCAGTATCACGCAGGGCATTATCGCACGGTAAAAGCGATGCCAGAGCTGAGATTTAATGAGGACAATGTTCATAAACAATGTAGTGCTTGTAACAATCATTTGAGCGGAAATATCACAGAATACCGTATCAACCTTGTACGTAAAATCGGGGCAGAGCGAGTAGAAGCATTGGAAAGCTATCACCCTCCTGTGAAGTGGTCGGCTGAGGATTGTAAGGAAATTATTAAAACGTATAGGGCGAAGATTAAGGGGTTGAAATGATTAGATTGCATATCAGCATTGACGATATTCTACGCGTTTGGGTCCGTCGTTGGGCTTCTCATCGTGGGTGTCGTGGTTATCCATCATTACAATCTTTTATGCGTGAGGCAACTGCTCAAATTACAAAGTATAGTATTGATGAACTGTCAGAGGAACAGTATCTTAAGCTAGATGAAGCTGTGATGACATTACACGATTTGAATTTGGAAGCCTATCAGGTGCTAATGGCGGTGTTTTTACAGGGGCAGGATAAGAAGAATATTTGTCTTGAAATGCAGATCTCACCGAGAACCTATGACAACCGTTTACGCACCGCACGAGATTTTATGGAAGGGGCGGTATTTGGCTCGGGGTTGATTAGACTGAAGTTTTAGGCGTATTGCTACGCCTGATGTTGCCGATAAATTTCACAAAGTTTTTTAATGGCTTCGGCTTTCGTTCCACCGATTTCAGCAAGTACTGACGCAAATTCGTCCGCAATAGGCGTTTCCATACGCACAGAAAATTGCTTAACCTTGCCTTCAGCAAGCATACGTTTGTTATATTCGTTCGCAGTTTTAGAACGAAGTTTGCGAGAATGTTCAGTCATTGAATTTGCCATAGTTACCTACTTGATTTTTTAAAACGTTGGTTGTATAGTTTAGGAACTGCCTAGCAGTGGGGGCAACCACCGCTAGGACTTTATCTGATTAGTAAGCTGATGAGCTTAACACAATCAGAATTAAGAAGATGATGATTTGATAGGTTTTCATCGTCTTAGTTCCTATTTTTAGTTGAGCGGTGAAAGCCGCTCTTCTTATTTCCGCCCTATTGCGAAAACAAATATATTATAATTTACAAATAATAATTTATCAAGAATTATTTGTAAGTTTTCAGATTTTCATTCAAGGTTATCAAATGTTTAACTTCAGAAAACAAAAGCAACAAGTTGAGCTAATTGAGCAATTACAAGCAGAAATTGAGGAACTAAAAGCAGAAAACTACCGCTTGAGAGATTTGCTTTCAAGAGAGTGGCAAGAAAAACGCCGTTTTATGAAGATGATAAACGGCAAAAAGAAAATTGCCACAGATTAATCAACAACGATTATCTGTGAAGTCGTGTGAATTTTAATTGTTCAAAAAGTGATTGACGTCGTGCGAGAAAAGTAGTACATTTCAGCTATGCTTGCAACTCGTACAAGCGAGAGAAAGCGAAATGATTTTGTAGCCCTGATCGGAAACGGTCGGGGCTTTTTGTTTGGGGGTTAGGATGGAACAACGAGATATTCTGTTAAAAAACGGTGAAGTAGTTCAAGAAAAATCTCAATGTCACTATGCCGCTGGCTGGCCATCTCGACGTATATCAGACTGCGTTCCTCACTTCCAAAATAGGAAAATTTATCCATTTGCCGGCAATAATGACGTACCACAAGATTAAACATATCTAGTGGTACTGAGTAAATTTGATAAAGGTTATCACAATGGTAGAACTAAATATTGCGTTAAAAAATGCCGCAGAGCTTTATGGTGAAAATCGACCATTTGTCGATCCTGAAAGTGGAACTCTAACCCTAGCAGGTTGCGAAGCTCTAAGTCGTCTTGGTATTGGATTTTCCGAAAGTAGACTTGAACCTGATCTTTTAGATAAGTTGCGTAAGAATCTCGCTGCTCTTTAGTAAAACCTGTTGTGAGTTTTTCTATGAAAAAAAGGTGAAGATCCTTTTCGAGTTGAACTAAGAAGTTAAAGTTATTTGCAATTTTGGCATCTTTAAATGTGAATTCAATATAAGAGAAATGGCTATTATCATATTTTCCTATCCAGTGAGAACAACCTAGTGTGATAAAGGGGCTATCAGGCTTGTTAAGTTCAATAAGTGTGGTTTTAAGTTCTGGTAGTTGAGCAATTTCTAGGATTTCATCTATTTTTTCAGGATGATTAACTAAATCAATTCCACCTGCATTTGGTGTTGGATTTTGGCAATCTTCAGATCCATTTGATGGTCGATATGGAAATTTGGTATAACCTTCACGAAAGTACATAATTTAATCCTCTGCTAGTTTATTTGTTGGGGAACAATATTCTAGCAGTTTTTTTAACCAAGCTCAGTCTTTACGGACTGGGCTTTTTTATTGCCTGATATGAGGGCTAAGGTATGAAAAATGTTATGAGAGATATGGGAACACAGACGTATATTTGGTCTGGATTTAGTGGGATTATTGCGTGGTTGAGTGAGCAACAGAATTTAATGATTTTAAGTCTTGCGATTGGTATTGTGACGGCGTGTGCGAACTTGTATCAACGCTGTGACGAAGGTAAGGCGAAGCGTCGTGAACGTGAGCGAGCCGAAGAAGCTCATCAAATCAGAATGCAGATTTATCGGGTAAGGGCAGAGAGGTTAAGTAATGAGCAAGCTAAAAACACTAGGTAAAGTTGGCGGTGGGGTTTGTTTTGTCAGTGCCATTATTGCGGTGTTGAATACAGATTTTCACGGTCAATTTCGTACAAGTCAGCAAGGGCTTGAAATTATCGGTGATGCGGAAGGTTGTAAGCGTGAGCCTTATTTGTGTCCTGCAAATGTGCTTACCGTTGGCATTGGTTCAACGGAAGCGTCAAGCGGTAAGATTGAAAGAAAAGTTTACACGGACAAAGAGATTGCAGAGCGTTGGTTGGTTGATATTCAGCACGCAGAAAAATGCGTGAACCGTTACGCAAATGGTGGTGATATTCCGCAATCGGTGTTTGATGTTGCTACTTCGCTGACGTTTAATGCTGGGTGTGGCACGGTGAGTAAATCGACGTTCTTTCGTAAAATCAAATCAGGCGATTATGTTGGTGCCTGTAATGAGTTGCCTAAATGGGTTTATTCAGGTGGCAAGAAGTTACGAGGGTTAGAAATCCGTCGTGAGAAAGAGAAGGCGTTATGTTTAGCTGGGTTAATAAAATCTTAATGGCACTGATTTTGGGCTTGTGTGTGTGGCTATGGGGTCAGTCACAGAGGATAGATAGCTTGAAAGCCGAGAACCAAACACAAGCCCAAACTATTGAGCAACAGCAAAAAGCAAACAATAAGCTGACAATGCAACTGCAACAAGAGCGACAAGCGGTGGAATATCAGCAAAGTATTGCAAATAAACTACGAAAGCAGGTGGAGCAGAGTAATGAACAGATTAAAGCTATTTTACAGAAAGAGCCGTGCGGCGTTACTGCTTTGCCTCGTCCTGTTGTCGATGAGCTTAAGCGGTTGCACAGCAAAGACAAAGATTGAGTATTTATATCCTCCGCAAGCCTTTTTGGTGCCGTGTGAGCGGTCAGAGTTTGGTGGCACAACCTATGGTGATGCTATCGAGTATCTCGTTAAGGTGATGGGAGAGCGTGACTTGTGTGCGGGTCAGATTGATAGCATTAGAGAGTGGCAAGCACGAACTAAGCAAGGGTTTAAATAGCTGATTAACGTTTGTGTCACGGTAGAGAGCGGTCAGATGATCGCTCTTTTATTTTATGTAAATCAAATGCTACATAATTTGCGTATGGGTTTTGGGATTGTTGGATAAATCCCCGAGAAAATACGCAAGTGATGTAATTTATATATAACAAAACCCCGATCACTGCAAATGATCGGGGTTTTTCATTACCCATTAAAGCCGAATGAGTAACGATTTATGGAGATTATGACAGTTTTAACCGTAACCATCAAGGAGATACTTATGGAATATGGTTTATGGCAAATAAGCCTTGCAGTAACACTACCTATTTTAGCGTTTGTTTCACCAAAGCTAATTAATGCCATTGCTAATTTATTGAATGTTTTGAAATAAAAAGGATTAACCACGATGACGAAGAAAGACGAGGTTAAATCCACGTCTAAAGGTCGTGGGTTAACACCTAAGCAAGAAAAATTCTGCCAGCTTTATATTGAGCTTGGCAATGCGAGTGAGGCTTATCGGCAGGCTTACGATTGTTCAAAAATGAGTAATGAAACAATCAATACGAAAGCTAAAGAACTACTGAAGAACGGTCCGATTACGGTCCGATTGGATGAGTTAAGAAGTTCTCATCAACAACGTCATAACATTACCGTTGATAACTTGTTAGGCAAGCTAGAGCGTATCTATAACGAGGCGATGGAGCGTGATACCCCTCAATTCTCATCTGCGGTAAATGCGGTAATGGGACAAGCTAAACTTTTAGGCTTTGACAAACAGGTTATCGATCATACAAACTCTGACGGCTCACTTCGCCCTACGGTTATTGAGTTGGTGGCACCAAATGAAAATACAGCTTAATCTTCCTCCTAAACTGATACCGGTGTTTACACAGCAGAATGTGCGTTATCGTGGTGCTTATGGTGGTCGTGGTTCGGCAAAAACACGCACTTTTGCCAAGATGACTGCGGTTGTTGCATATCAACGGGCAATGCAAGGCGAAAGCGGTGTGATTTTATGCGGTCGTGAGTTTATGAACTCGTTGGAAGATTCATCATTAGAAGAGATTAAGCAAGCCATTCAAAGTGAACCGTGGTTAGCAAATTTTTTTGATGTTGGTGAGAAATATGTACGCACAAAGTGCGGTCGAATTTCCTATATTTTTACAGGTTTACGGCACAATCTTGACAGTATTAAATCAAAAGCACGGATTTTACTTGCGTGGATTGATGAAGCAGAAAGCGTGAGCGAAATGGCTTGGCGGAAACTTCTGCCTACGGTGCGTGAAAACGGTTCGGAAATTTGGTTAACGTGGAACCCTGAAAAGAAAGGTTCGGCAACGGATTTACGCTTTAGGCAACATCAAGACGAAAGTATGGCGATTGTTGAGATGAATTATAGCGATAATCCGTGGTTTCCTGATGTATTAGAGCAAGAACGCTTAAGGGATAAAGCCCGTTTAGATGATGCGACTTATCGTTGGATTTGGGAGGGGGATTATCTTGAAGAAAGCGAGGCTCAAGTCTTTAGAGGAAAATACCAAGAGCTTGAGTTTAAGCCTTTACCTGATTTTGAAGGTCCTTATCACGGGTTGGATTTCGGTTTTGCTCACGACCCAACCGCAGCGATTAAATGCTGGGTGTTTAATGATGAATTGTATATTGAATATGAGGCTGGCAAAGTTGGGTTAGAGCTTGATGATACAGCCACATTTTTGCAGAAAGGTATTGCTGGCATTGAGCAGTATGTGATACGAGCAGATTCAGCAAGACCTGAGTCTATCAGCTATTTAAAGCGACACGGCTTGCCTCGTATTGATGGCGTTTCAAAATGGAAAGGGAGTGTTGAAGATGGGATTGCTCATATTAAATCCTATAAGAAAATCTACATTCACCCACGCTGTCAGCAAACCTTGAATGAATTTCGTTTGTATAGCTATAAAACCGACCGCTTGTCTGGCGATGTGTTGCCAACATTAGTTGATGCCCATAACCACTATATTGATGCGTTGCGGTATGCGCTTAATCCTCGTATTCAGCGGAAAGGGGATTTTAGCCAAAATCCACTTAAACTTTACTAAGGATAATTTATGTCTGATGTTTCTATTGTTATGCGTGAAATCAGGGCGTTGAATGAAAAAGGTGTGATGATTGATGATTTGCTTGGCGGAACAAAAACAATGCGACAAGCAGGGAAAAAATACCTTTATCAATTCAGTCTTGAGGAAGAAGAGGCTTATAAAAACAGACTTAACCGCTCAACGCTTTATCCTGCTTTATCGGAAACGCTCTACCAAATGACAGGTAGAGTTTTTTTTGAGCCGATTACGACAAATAACGTTCACGATAAATTAAAGCAAGATATTTTGCCTGATGTGGATTTAGAGGGAAATAATGTCGATGTATTTTCTTCTCGTTGGTTTAATGCAGGTTTAACTTACGGCGTGGCATGGTGCTTGGTGGATTACACTCGTACTGAGAATGTTCGTACCATTGCCGATGAGAAAGCCGTTAATGCTCGTCCTTATTTTATTTTGATTAAGCCTAAAAATGTTTTGGGATTTAAAACGGATAAAATCAAAGGGAAACGACAAATCACGCAGTTTCGCTATATGGAAGATGTTGCGGTAGATGATGGCGAATTTGGCACGAAGATTGAGAAGATTATTTATGTGTATGAAATCGGTCGTATGCGTAAGTACAAAAAGGCAGATGGTCAATGGACGCTGATTGATGATGTGCAACTTCTGGCTCAAAATCGACCGCTTGAAATTGTGCCTGTTGTACCGTTTATTACGAAAGAAAGTGGAGTGCTTGCGTTAGGCGAACCACCGTTGCTTGAATTGGCTTATCTGAATATTAAGCACTGGCAATCACAATCCGATCAGGACAACATTTTAAATACCGCTCGTGTGCCGTTATTAGGGATTTTCTCCGATACTGAAGTCAATAAGCTACAAGTTGGTGGCAGTGCGTTACATTTACCCGCAGGTTCTCAGGTTGCTTATATCGAACATTCAGGTAATGCGATTAACGCAGGGCAAGAGAGTTTGAAAGAGTTGGAAAGCCAAATGCGTGTTGCCGGGGCGAAACTCTTAGATAAAACCGTGTTAGCAATGACAGACAGTCAAGCCAAAGAAGAGCAAGGCAAAGAAATCAGTTTATTGCGACTGTATGCGAATAAATTTGAAGATGCGTTAGATTTAGCCTTGGAATATGTTGGGTTGTGGTTGGGTATTGATGATGTCGGTAAGGTGGAAATTAGCGGTAACATTGATGACGATCTCGATCCAAATGCCTCGATGGATATGGTCATTAAAATGCAACAAGCAGGCACACTTTCAAAACAAACCGTCTTTAATGAGGCGAAACGTCGTGGGTTGATTAGCGATAATGTGGAATGGGAAGATGAACAGGCTCGCTTAAATGAAGAAGGGGTAGATTATGGCCTTGAGTTCGCAGGACAAACCGAAACAAAGCCTGAATAGTCGTATTGCATACGCATTAACTGATCGCAAAATTCTGCATTTTCGTTATGATGCACATCTTAGACAGCAGGTAATGAAACGGCTAAGTAAAACACAACGTGAGTTGCTCAATCGTTTAGCGGCCGCAGGTGTGGATGCTTTACCTAAAAAGCAATTAGACACACTGCTTAAGGAGCTTAAGCAAGAAGTGGCAAAAGTCTATCAAGAAATGACCGCTTACACGCAAGACGAGTTAAGCGGTTTTTTCACGGCGGAAACCCAACATATTCATCAGCTTTACAATGATGAAGTCGGCTTTGATTTTTTTAATCAGGTGCCTGAATATAAGCAAAAAGCGAATAAAACCGCAACGATTATTGCAGGTTCGCCTTTAGAAGACTGGTGGGCAAAGCAAGGCAATGATTTTGCCTTTAAGTTTGAGGGAATTATTCGCCAAGGGTTGTTAGATGGTCAACAAACAAGTCAAATGATTAGTGATGTTAAGCATTTAATGAATACGTCTCGCAGACACGCTGAAACCTTAGTGATTACTGCGGTAGCGAAAGTGGCAGATAATGCTCATCAAGCCTTAAGAGATGAAAACCTTGATATTTTGGCAGGAGAAAAACACCTTTCTACATTAGACACTCGAACATCAACCGTATGTCAATTAAGAGATGGGTTAATGTGGGATTTAGATAAAAAGCCGATAGACCACGATGTACCTTATCAACGACCGCCTTTGCACCCACGTTGCCGCAGTATTTTACAGCTTGTAACCAAGAGCTGGAAAGAGCTTGGGATTGATGGTGTAGATGAAATGCCATCAAGCACGAGAGCAAGCCAAGATGGCCCTGTATCAGAGCAGATTAACTACGAAAATTGGTTGAAAAGCAAATCGCCTGAGCAACAAGATCAGGTATTGGGCAAAGGTAAGGCGGATTTATGGCGTAGAGGCGTGATTACTTTTGCGGATATGTTGGATCAGAGTGGGAGACCGTTGACTTTGGCAAATTTAAATGCAAAATTTAATACTCAAGATGGAGTAATAAAACAAATGCGTTCAAATTGGTCAGACGATTTTCCCGATACAGTTATAGATAGAAAATTAGGTGATGCAACATCTCACCCTCTTTATGAATTAGCCAAGAGAGGGGATATTGATGCGGCTTACCATTTGGCAAAAGATCTTGTTTCAGATGAAGCAATTGAGAAATTGCGTAAAATCATCGCTGGTCGGAATGTTATTATTGTTCCAGTTCACGCTGAAGAAGCTGTTGGTAGAAATATGATTCCTGTAGCAACTGCTACAGTGCTAGCGAAGAAATTGAATGTAAAAGTCGATCTTTCCATTGTTCAAGCAACTAAGGTTTCTAGAACAGCAGGTGATGGTTGGCATAGATTGATTTATTCCCCTGCATTTGATGGAGAATATCCTAAAGGTCAACTGGCTATTATTCTCGATGATACTCAAACGCAAGGCGGTACATTAGCCAGCCTTAAAGGGTATATTGAGCAACAAAATGGCAAAGTTGTTGGTGCTTATGCTTTGACAGGAAAACAATATTCTGTACAATTACGACTATCTAAAGAAACACTGAATCAATTGAGGGAAAAGTATGGCAGTATTGAATATTGGTGGACGGCAGAATTTGGCTATGACTTCTCAAAACTCACAGAATGGGAAGCGAGATTTATCCTCAATTCACGTAAGACAGCTGACGAAGTCAGAAATACAATCATTGCGAGAAAGCAAGCGTGAAGCCTATGAAAGAATGATGAAATTAGATTAAGCACTAGGTATTAATGCTTATTTCTAAACCAAACAATTTTTCTACTAACCTAGCCTAAGTGCTAGGTTTTTTTATACCTAAATTTCAACTAAACCGCTTATACAGCAATGTGTAAGCGGTTTTTTATTGCCTGTAAGATAGAAAAGTACACTCGACAAGTAGCGTTTGTGTCTCCCACTCGCTATTTCTTACAGGTTTCTTTTTAGTGGGAAGAAACTAGGAGGCATTTATGCAAGCATTAAAAGCAAAATTCTTTGGTTCAGAAATTTTAGTCATCAATCATAACAGCAAGCCTTATGTGCCGATGAAACAGATTGTAGAAAATATCGGTTTAGTCTGGCACGCACAATTCGAGCGATTACAGCGCAATGAGGTTCTTTCGCAAGGTATTCGTGTTATACGAATACCTTCAAATGGTGGTGAACAAGAAGCGGTTTGTTTACCATTGCACTATCTCAATGGGTGGCTATTTGGGGTCAAAGTTTCCAAAGTTAAGCCAGAATTAAAAGAGAAACTTATTCGTTATCAAAAAGAATGTTATGAAGTGCTTTGGGATTACTGGACTACGGGCGTAGCGAAGTGGGATGAAATTCGACAACGGCGAGAAGTTCTAGAAGAAAATGAAAACGCATCAAAAAAACGCGCAAGCGAAGCAGGACGAGCATTACAAAAACGAAAATTAGAAAAGCATACTTATGAAATTGGTATAGCACGGCTAGATAGAATGGAACAGTTATTACTTGATATTTAAGGTGTGATTATAACGATTGCACCTTTTTTATTACCTGAAACCTAACCGCACTTTCGCAAGATCGTGCGGTTTTTATTATCCACGTTTCGGAAGAAACACAAACTTACTTAGGAAGGAAATCCAAATGAAATTAAAACTTGATGAAAAAGGCAATGTTGTGGTTGTAGATGGTAAACCTGTGTATACCCACGATGACGGGAAGGAAATCCCTTTTGATGCACCGCAAGCAATGCAAAAAATTTCTTCGCTCAATGCTGAAAACAAACAACACCGTGAGGCTAAAGAAAAAGCGGAAGCAGAACTCAAAAAGTTTGACGGAATTGATGATGTGGCAAAAGCAAAAGAGGCCTTAAAAACGGTGGAAAATCTTGATGCTAAAAAACTGATTGATGCAGGTGAAGCGGAAAAGGTTAAACAAGAAGTGATTAAGGGCTATGAGCAAAAACTGGCAGATGCCAAAGCGTTAGCAGAGAAAGTACAAGGGCAGTTACATACTGAGTTAATTGGAGGTTCGTTTGCTCGCTCTAAGTTTGTCACAGAGAAATTGGCAATGCCTGTTGATGTGGCTCAAGCGTTCTTTGGTAAGCATTTTAGCATTGATGAAAACGGTGCAATTTTGGCAAAAGATGCGCTTGGCAACGAAATTTTCAGTCGAGTGAAACCAGGGCAACGTGCGGATTTTGAAGAGGCGTTAGAGGCTTTAGTGGATGCTTACCCTAACAAAGATTCTATTCTAAAAGGCTCTGGCTCAAGCGGTGGTGGCGGTGGTGCTGGCTCTCCCGCTGGCAAACAATTTAAACGTAGCCAAATGACCCCTGAAGAGATGAACAAGTTTATTCAGGAACACGGTCGTGAGGCATATCTTAATCTACCTAAAGAATAAAGGAAAACATTATGGCAACAGGCTTAAACAAAGATGTGATTATCTACAATGAACTGGCTCAAACTGCATATTTAGAGCGTATTCAAGATAATCTTAATGTATTTAATGCTGCTTCAAACGGCTGCATTTTATTGCAAGATGAGAATATCCAAGGCGATTTTCGCAAACAATCTTTTTACAAAATCGGTGGTTCTTTGGAACATCGTGATGTAAATAGTAATGGCGCGGTTGAGAATAAAACCATTGCGATGGGTGAAATGGTTGGCGTGAAAATTCCGTTTAAATACGGCCCTTATGCAATTACGGAAGAGGCAATGAAACGCCGAGCGAGAAGCACGGAGGAGTTTTCTATCCTTATTGGCCAAGACTATGCGGATGCATTATTAGACGGTTATTTTAAATACTTGACTGCTGGTGCAATGGCGGCAATTGGGACGAATGGTGATATGAAAGCCTCGGCGTCTATTGCAACCGATCACAAAAAAGTATTGACCAAAGGGATGCGTAAGTTTGGGGATAAATTTGGGCGAATTGGTTTATGGGTGATGGACTCTGCTGTCTATTTTGATCTGATTGATGATGCAATTACAAATAAAGTATTTGAATCGGAAGACCAGATTATTTATGGCGGTTTACCGGCAACAATGGGCAAGCCTGTGTTAGTAACGGATAAAGCCAAAGCTAACACCATTTTAGGCTTACAAGCCGGAGCAATTACTATCACGAATTCGCAATTACCGGGTTTCCGAGCTTATGACATTAACAGTGAAGAAAACTTAGCGATTGGTATTCGTGCGGAAGGCACATTTAACCTTGATGTTTTAGGTTATTCGTACAAAGAAAGTGCGGGAGCGAACCCTAACCTTTCGACCATTGGCACGGAAGCAAGTTGGCAAAAATATGCGACCAGCAATAAAAATACGGCTGGCGTGTTAATTGAATTAAGCTAACTAAGTTAAGTGAATATAAAAGCGGTGCGTTTTTGCAAAAAATTAACAAAATCGTACCGCTTTTTATGTTGAGAAGGAGTAATCAATGCAATTAATTTATACAACGCAAACCACAGGATTTGAACCGCATAAACATTACCGAAATCCGCTGTATTTTGAAAAAGCAGAAAGTAAGGTGACCGATGTGGTGATTTATGGGGATTTTCCTAAGATTGCACAAGCGTATCAATCCTTAGGGGTTAAGGTTCAATGGGTTGATGAACAATCTGATAAAAAACCATTAGACAAGATGACCGTGCCAGAATTAACCACCGCACTTAAAGCCTTAAATGTGGAAATTCCGCAAGATACCATAAGACACAACAAATTTTATTTCATAAATGTGTCTAAATTAAATGCTGTCTGTTTTTGCAAAACAGCCTGTGCAATAGTGACTAATTTACGCATTAAAGCCGTGATAATCACCATTTTAGGTTTGCCGCATTCAAGCAATCGCAGCACAAACGAGCGATATACGCTGTTTTTGTAGCTGCCAAAGGCAAAGTTCATTGCAGGGCAAAAGAGTGCCTTACGAATGTCGGATTGCCCGATTTTTGAAATACCAATAACGGTATTTAAACTTTTCCCCGAACTTTTAATCATCGGGGTTAAACCTGCAAAAGTGGCGGCTGCTTTCGCGTTTTTAAAACGATTTCCATCACCTAAATGGGCAATCAGTTGAACGGCGGTTGCAAAGCCAATAGCAGGAATAGTGCAAAGTAATTTTACATTGTTTTTCAATGTATTATCTGCATTAATGCACTGTTTAATTGTTTTTTCCAAAGCCTTAATTTGCGCTTTGATGAAGGCAATCATCTGCTGTGTTGAAGCAATGCAATCGCTGTCAAGCAACATTGTTAGCCGTGTTTTTTCTTGTGCCAACTGTTTTTTCAGGTGGTCAAGTTGGCGATTTTTACGCAACAATTCCCGTTGAGCAGGTGAAATTGGCTGATAAATCGGTAATTTATGACGCTTTTCATCGGCATAATCAGCAAGCATTTTTGCGTCGATTTTGTCGGTTTTAGAGCGTAAATTATCGGTTTTCGTGAAATTTGCACTGCATTTAGGGTTAATCACGCTAACGGTGATTTGCTGTTGGAACAGAAAATCTGCCAAAGCTTCGTGATAAATATTGGTGGCTTCCATCACGCAGTGAAAAGTTTCACCAAATGTATTGAGCCATTGCATAAGTGATTGAAATCCTTCTGGATTATTTTTAAACACTTTATGCTTATGTTTGCCATTTTGTAATTTAATGGCAACATCAAATTTAGCTTTGGCAATATCAATGCCAACGTAATATAATGGGTTATCCATTTGACCTCCAAACCTTGTGAATGCGGGCTACGGAAAACGTGCCTGAGATACCATTCGGGGTGATAGTGGATGAGAAAGTAGGCTTATATCTACACTACGTGCTTAATGGCACAAGGGGCGAAGCAACTCTACTTTCTCTATAACCCCATTATGAAGGTACTCGTAATGGGGTTTCCTTTTGCCCATATTCTAATACAAGGGGGTAATATGTTAGTTTCACTTATCGATTTTTTAGGTTGGCTGATATTGATTAGTGTTATATATGTATTCATTGCAGAAATATTTGAATTTTTTAAAGTGCTAATCAAAGCTGTCTATGATCTTTTTTAAAACCTAAAGCGGTCACATTTGACCGCTTTTTTGCAAATAGCTAACCATCAGCCAACGCCTTAATCACAAAATTTTCAATCATTTCAATATCTTCATCGGTAAAGCCTAACAACTCACGCTGATCGTATTTCACCTTCCAATTTGCACTTCTCACCACTCGACCTTTTAACCCGTACTGGTGAATTTGTGCAATATGTGCGTCACTGCCACTGTAACCCAACTCGATATTATCCCCAGCGGTTCTTAACTTCATAAATCGGGCTGACTTCAATTTTAAGAACATTGCATTTTGTTTAATCTTTCCCTTGCGTTTCTTACGTTGTACTTTGCGTGGCGTGTACGACGAGCCGTCAGGATTTTGCTGTGCGGTAATACGTCTGCGTTGGCTACGAGCCAATTCACGCCCGATTTGTTGATATAGCAACCGTCGCCGTGGTTTGCTGATATTTTTGAGCAACGCATTAAACGCTGATTTAACTTTGATAATGTCGTCTGTCGCCATTATTCCATCGCTCCCATTCGCTCATACACCTGTTCCCCTTTCACAAAATAGTCAGCCGTTCCAGAGGTTGCCATTCGGTCGGCTGTGGCTCTTCGGCGTGGTGAACTTGGTAATGATCGCCTTCTTGTTTGACAATAACACGCTCGGTCAGTGGGATTTTGATGTAAATATCGTGGGTGGCGTTGTTGTTTGGGTCAATTTCAAAGGTGATACTGTCCTGTTTGTTGGGATTGGTCATCAGCTCCGATTGTTGCAAGCGGATAAATTCCATCACAGGCACAAACAGTAAATCAGGGTGTTCAGGGAAATCTTCCACCACAATTTCTAAGTCGTAGAGATATTGGTAGCTAAGTGATGTCGCCCCTGTCGCCCAGATTTTGCCGTTGGCATAGTAAATCTGTAATTGCTCAGGTTTTTTCGCAAAATAAGGAATGGTTTTGGTGAGCAGGTCACGCAATTTGTCTGGTTTAATCATTTGCGATAGCCTTTTTGTTTGTATTCATAAATTTGTTGGCAATCAATGCAACGGGTGCAACCTTGCACGTTTTGGCGACGGGCTTCGGGAATTGGTTCGTCGCAATCTTCGCAATGGGTCAGGCTACAAGCGGTCGGTTTGTTGCGAAGTTTTGCAAGGGCAAACTCTCTTTCTTTTTCGGCAAGCTCATTGGCTCGGTCAATTTGGTCTTTCATCGCTTTTTCTCGTTGAGTTAAATAGCGATATTGTGAGTAAGTAGCAAAGGTGGGGCGAATGGTTGTGGGTGTGGATTTGGGGGTAACAAAAAAGCGACTAGTGTCGCTTTATTTAACTGACAATATTTCGATAATAGAAAAATTGTTCTGCAATGTGTCGGAAATGTTTCATTATTACACGATGATTTTCTTCTCGTTGAGCTGCAATTTTATGGGCTAATGGTTCAGGTAAAATGGTAATAAGTAAATAATCTGAGCCATCTTCAACATACACAAGACAAGTATCACTCGTTCGGCGTTGCCCTGTTTGCCAATGTTTATCCCAATTTATTTTATCAAGGATATTAATAACGGGAACAAGATGAACGTGTCTTAATCCTGATTGAATAGGGGTATAAAACCCATCTTTGCCAAAATGATAGCTACTATTTTCGCCATTTTGTTTCCAATATTTAAACTGTTCAATAAAGAATTGTTTATCTTCTTCATCGGAAAATGCCATATTGAAGAGTTGCGTATATGCAACATTCATTTAATCAGCACCATTGCTCGCATTAGACTTTCTTCTGTCATTTGCTGTGCATAACGTTCAACATTCGCAAACACTTTATATTCTTGTGGGCTGAGTGCTGGCACTTCACGCAATGGCTTTTGGTGTGTTTCAACCACTGCAAATACTGCATTATGCGGCACTTGCGCCATAGGTTGAGCTTGTAAAATAATCATTGTTTTTCTCCGCTTTGTAAAGGGAATAGTTGGATCCTAACGTTGAATAAGAAAATTGTCAATTTACGACCAAAAGCCTTGATTGGTCGGGACTTTGCGTTCTAACATTTTGATTTGATTGTTTTAATTGCTGTTGTAGTACCAACAGAGCATTTTTTTGAATTTCTTCTTTGGTTTTACCGACAATTCGTGTGCCACCGACTTGTTTTGTGCGATCAACAATTTCACGAATATAAGGTGCATTTTTATTCATATTGCCCCTCCATTACATAGAAAACGTACAATATATTTTGCATTGTCGGCTTTTTATTTTCATCTGTCAATAAAAAGCCCCGACTAGTCGGGGCAATCATTATTCTGTAATACGTTTATTATAACCTTCCACACACGCTTCCCAGCCTTGAATTTCAACCTGACAAAGCTCAATGGTCGTTAAACTTTGGTCGAGAGATTTTGCAAGATCAGCGTTGGTTTTTATCTCGAACTTGGGGCTGTGGCACTGCTTTATTTGGGGGCAAAGGAGCGGAATTGGCTTTACTGTTCGATACTGTATCGCTTCTTTGGTTGAGCAACCGACTAACGCCAGTAGGCACAGGCTGATAACTCCAAGATTGATTGTTTTCCAGTTCAAGTAAGATTTCATTGGTGCGTTTCTCCGCTTGGGTGAGCTTAGTTAAAATTTGTTGATGTAATTTATCCACCTGCTTTTGATACTGCAGAATATGTTGGTTTGCCTGTTCTAGCCGGTTGGCTAGGCTTTGGTTATCCGCTCGCACTAAAGCAATTTCTTCTTGTTTGGATTGGTTGTCCGCCTGCAGTGTTTTGCGTTCATAACAGAGAAAGGCATTAATGCAGACACCAATCAGCAAGGCGATAATCATCGCTTTGCCAAAACTTTTCTCAATCATACCGCTTATAATGCTAAACATAGTGCTTTTTCCTTTTCTCGTCTGATTTCTAAACCACGCAGTTTTTTGCCATTGGCATAGACCCAACGGCTAAACTGTTCACACATTGCAGGGCTGTAACCTTGATTGGCGAGTTTGAACAAGGTCGAATGTCGCATTGTTCCGCAACCTGCATTGAAGGTAATTGATGTCAATGCGTCAAACGCTCCTTGTGGCATTTTTTTGCCGTTGGCGTAGCGGTTTACGCACCGTTCCGCTTCGGCTAAATCTTTTGCCCAGCGGTCAGCAATTTCTTTGTCGCTGTAAATTTTGCGTTCAATCTTACCGCTTGTGGCTTCGGTTGAACCAATGCCGACGGTGAGTACATTCGCAGGGCAAACATAAGGATCTCGTCTGCACCCTTCAGTGTTGCCGATAATGTCTAAGCCTTTTGGACTGGTGCGGATTTCAGGGTGATTAAGCTGTACTAAGCCGATAATTGCACCGATACCGCAGACCATCGCTCCGCCGAATTTAAGATTTTTGTTCATCGTCTAAAATGTCCTTTAAGTTGATTTTATAACGCTCAAGGGCTTTTTCTTTCAGTTTGATTTCTCGGTCTTTGTAGTACCAATTCATCAATAGGGTAAACAAGCCGAATAAAATCCCCATTATTACGCCCCGTCGGCTGCGTGGTTTGCTCGGTTTAGTCGGTGTCGGCTTGGTTTAACTGCTTCTGAAGTTTTTTAACACTGCCTTGCACACCGATGTTTAAATTCAGTTCTAATGCCCGTTCTAAGTAGCTGAGTGCCGTTTCAGGCTGTGTCGTTTCAAGTAGCAAGCCGATTTCACGGTAGAGCCTTGCTCGACTTTCGTCTGGCATATCTTTCTCTTTGGTGAGTTCGTCCACTCGTAACAAGTAGCTCACTTCAAACGGCTTTTGCACCTTCTGGGCTTTTTTCGCTGCGTCAGCAAACTCTTCAGCAAGCATTGAGCAAAGCGAACGACTAAAGCCGTCAGGCAATGTCAGGTCTTGATGAATGGCGTAATCGGCAATTTGTAAAGCAAGGTGATACTCGCCACAATCCACCGACCATACTTGCCACGTCATCAGTACATTGTCCTGTTTGCCGTTGCCCGCACTCAATGCCCCTTCAATCCACGGCAAATAGTGGTGAAGAATGCTTTTTTTATAACTGGCTCGCTGTTCCATTGAGGCAATGGCTTTCAGGTCTTTTTTATGACGAGCCAGCAAATAAAGCATTTTTTCGTATTCGTCGAGGTTTTCTAGTTGAGCTTGCTCAGAAGATTGAGCAAGCTCCGCAGTTACTCGCAAATAGTGGGCTTGAGTTGGTCGCATTAACCGCCTACTCCAGTAGTATCAGGTGAACCAAGCATACTAATGTTTTTCAACAGGGCGACTTGTGCATAATTTTCGACAACGAAATCATCGTTAGAAGAAACGAAATTTTTACCCGTAAAAATGTGGTTGTAATCCACACCGTTGTCTTGTGCTACACCTGCAAGGTAAGTGTTAAATTTGGTCGCTGTTTCTTTTCTCATATTCTGTCCTTTTTAGAAAACACGTTCATTATTTAATTCACCACCCGTAATTTCAGGGCGTGGCGTGTAGCCGTGTTCTGGCTCACTGCCGATAACATCAACACGGCTTTGTAAAGCGGTGAGATCGGCGGATAATTTTTCAAAATCTGCACGCAATGCGACTTTTTCCGCTTCGGCTTGTTTTAGCTTCTCTTCTAGCTCTGTAAATTTTCCGCTAAAAGCAACTGTGCCTGTTCATGTTCAGCAAAACGTGCTTCAACATCGGCTTTATGTTGGGCGGTGTCGGCTTTTTCTTTACTAAACATCGCTTTCATTTTTTCAAAGAATGACACTGGCTCTTCTGCAAAGGTAAGCGAACATTCCACCGCTTCAGTGGTAAAGATTTCGCCTTGCTGTTCACCATTTTTCGTTGTGAAAGAGAGATATTGGGTGCCTAAGCTTGCTGGCGTGTCAGTCACCGCTAAACCTGTCAAATAGGCTTTGCCTGTTTTGGCAAAATTGGTGCGGACTTCGATTGAGGTGTAAACCTTCTGCTTACTCTTCACTAACTCGACTAATTCATCCGTTGGCTCAATTTGTGCATAAAGCTGTAATTTGCCTTCGTCATTCTCTTCTGCCTTAACGGCTAACACATCACCGTAGCATTTTGAATGGGCAAGTTCAGGGTCGAACCAAAACAAGTGAAAATGTTCAAGGTTGATACGAGCGCCGTAGGTTTTCGGGTCGTACGTTTCGGCAATATCAGAAAGCCACTGGCGTTCGATCTGACGACCGTCCACCGTTGCTCCTTCTGTGGCTACCACAAACCAGTTGGATTTTTTCGGCATAAATGCTTCCTCGAAATGAGAATGTTCAAAATTGCCGATATGGTGATTGGATTTTCAAACAGGTGCAAAGCGTTGCGGTTGTTAAGCAGGATTTAACAAAGGGGACTGTTCTACAAACGCCGTCCGTTTCATAACAATAGCCATATTTTCAACGATGACGCAAAACAATGACGGATATTGCAACAAACCAAGCGGAACAGACCGCTTTAATTAATATGAATACCCACCGTGAAGCACAATTAAAGTATTGGGCTGGCTATTCACTCACGGAAATTGCCAAAATGCTTAACATTCCCGTGTCCACTATCGCCAGCTGGAAGAAACGGGAAAAATGGGACGAAGCACCTTTGTTTGAACGTGTGAGCGGTAATATTGAGAGCCGTTATATGTTGCTGTTACAAAAGGACGTTAAAACAGGGTACGATTTTAAAGAGTTGGATTTTTTAATGCACCGCCGAGAGTAGAAGGCGGTGATTATCGTGTGTTGCATACGGATACTTTTCCTGCTCGGCGGTAATGTACCTCTTGCATTTTGCATTGTGCGAGCTTGCACAAACATCAAGGTCAAATGTTCTGTAGAAGATCAGACTTGATCTGACAAATCATTATAAAAATGAGAGTTTCCCGTTTAGAATATGAGTGTCTAAAATTCAATCTAAACAAAAAAGGAAACTCTCATGTTTTATTACTTACAATCCGCTCATTAAACACAAGACTGGTTTACTCAATTTAGCAGAAGAGCTCGGAAACATTTCTCAAGCTTGTAAAGCGATGGGAATGAGCCGAGATACATTCTATCGCTATCAACAAGCCGTAGAGCAAGGCGGTGTTGAAGCATTACTTAATCAAACTCGTCGGGTACCGAATATCAAAAATCGAGTAGACGAGCACATTGAGCAAGCTGTTGTAAAATTTGCCTTAGATTTTCCGGCTTACTTATCAGCAAACATTTGTTGATACTTATAGCAAGGTTGCTTTTGCAAAGCTCTACACAATAAAAACCGCAATTGCCGCTGCAGATATGCTCAATGATAAAGTCCTACCGTTCTTTGAAGCCCAAGGATTACCGATGTTGCGTATTCTCACCGACCGTGGCAGTGAATATTGTGGCAAAGTGGAAAATCACGATTATGAGCTTTATTTAGCGATAAATGACATAGAGCATACTAAAACGAAAGTGAAGCATCCACAGACGAATGGTATCTGTGAACGTTTCCATAAGACTATCTTACAAGAATTTTACCAAGTCGCATTTAGGAAGAAAATATATACGGATTTAGCGACATTACAAGCTGATTTAGATGAGTGGTTAATGTATTATAATCACCATCGAACACATCAAGGAAAAATGTGCTGTGGCAGAACTCCGATGGCAACATTACTTGATGGAAAAGGGATTTGGGCAGAAAAGAATTTAAGCTCAAATTAA